TTCAGGTTTTAAAGAAGTGTAAAGTGTATTTAACTTTTCAGTCAATTCAGAAGATACTGCTCCTTCTCTTGATTCTTTAATCTCTGCTATTAATTCAGATTTAGCTTCTGCATCTGTTTCTTTAGTAGACTTTAATAACTCTATTTGAGTTTCTGTTAATTCTACAGGTAATAATTCTATCCAAGTTCCTTCTATTATTGATTGATAATTTTTCATATTTTTATTTGTTTTTTATGTTATTGATTATTAGGGTTTCCATTTCCATCTACACAGTAATAAGTTCTTCCACTACCTGATACGGTTGCAAATGTACCTAATGTTAGACGACAATAAAATAATTTTCCTGATAATGTTCCCATTAAATCTCCACCAAATGAATATTCCCCTCCTACACAAGAAGTAAATATTCCTGATGATGTTCCGCTACCTCCAAATGAATTAATTCCTGCTGTGCAATTTGTAAAAGTTCCTAAAGACGTTATTCCAAATGAATAATCTACACCTGTACAATTAGTAAACACACCACTCGCTGTGCCACCGCCACCAAATGAACCATCTCCACCTGTGCAACTATTAAACGTGCCATTTGCTGTGCCGCCACTGCCACCAAATACACCCCTTCCACCTGTACAATTAGTAAACACACCACTTGCTGTGCCGGCATCGCCACCAAATGAATAATCTCCACCTGTGCAATTAGTGAAAGTGCTATTTGCTATGCCGGCACCACCAAATGAATAATCTCTACCTGTACAATTAGTAAACACACCACTTGCTATGCCACCGTTACCACCAAATGAATTATCTACACCTGTGCAATTAGTAAACACACCATTCGCTGTGCCGCCATCGCCACCAAATGAATTCTTTCCACCTGTGCAACTAGTGAAAGTGCCACTTGCTATGCCACCGTAACCAGCAAATGAACCCTCTCCACCTGTGCAGTTTTCAACCCTTAATAAATTTAATGAATTTGCTATAGTAAAGTTTAATGCTCCAACATCTACACCTCTGACAAATACATCATTTTCAGTTATCTCTATTGTATTTGAGCCGTTAAATACTATACTTTTATTTCCATCTAATGAAACTAAGTCAATGTATTGTTTACTCATTTCAAAATTAGCAGTGCTAAAATTATAATTTCCGGGTGCAGCAATTATAGTAATTCTATTTGTTATACTTGGAGACATACCCTGAGCAGTAACATAAGCTGCTTCTAGCTCTGCTGCATTTTCTACATCTGTACCATTTGCTGCTACATAAACATATTGAGTTCCTGATAATCCTCCTCCAAAAAGGGTTCCTAATTCTTCTACAGTTATTTTATCTGTAGAATCTGCACCTACTCTTACAATAGGTAAAATATCCACTGCTGGATTTATTTGATTTCCTAATACATTAGGAAGTTGAGTTATTTTTACACTTGCCATTTTTATTTATTTAATATCTTTTATTTATTTTTAATTGTATACTTTTATTTCTAACATTACATTACCATTACTGTTTAATGTACTGTCTTGGTATGCATTATTATAAGCTGTTATTATACTTAAACTTGATTCTAAACTAGTCCACGATACATAATTAGTATATACATCAGTATCAGTTTCTATATACAAATTAGGTGAAAGGATAGCTGTTGTTTTATCAGCCGTAAATAATTCATTAGAATTAACTTGATAATATCCAACCCCACCATAACTAAACCACACATTACCAATAGTGTTCTCTAACACTGTTACTACTGGTGCGCCTTCATTATATTCTAAAGCCCCATCATTGCCCCAACTATTTGGTGTAGTTCCTGTAGCTACAAAAGAAGTTTCAATATCATTGTTAGGAGCACCTACATTTGTAAAATCCCAACTATCACCCCCATCATTTACAATAAAATATGTAACTCCAATAGTTAAATTTCCGCTTGTTTTTGTAATCGGGTTGCTTCCGCCACTCTGAGTTAATAAAGCTGTATAAACTTTGTAAGGTCTAGTAAATGAACCTATTTCTTGTACTGTGGTTTTTACTGTCTCATTACCTTGTACAATAGGTAATACTTCTGAACCTGTTAATGGTCCTGAGGGGTTTAATTCTGTTATTTTTACACTTGCCATTTTTATGTAAATTATTGAGTTACAATATATTGACCATTTTGAGATAATAAACAATTTGAATTTTGAGTAACAATATTTGTTAATAAATTGCAACATGCAAAAACTTTTTTAATTACTCCTGTAAAGCTAATAGTTTCAACAGTTTTTGCAGGTCTTATGACATCAGTGGTAATCCACCACTGTTCACTTCTTAATCCAGGGCAGAAGGTTTCTGTGAATTCACAATTATAAATATCCATTACTATTTTATTAAGGGAAGTCCAGTTAGCTCCTGGTTTTTTTCTTCCTTTTAATAAGTAGGCTTTTCTAATAAAAAAATCTGATTGGTTTTCACAACAAGGAATGTTAAAACAAGCAAAAATCTCATTGACAATATCTGTCATATTTACAAAGGAATCTTGATTGACTTGTTTTATTTTGCCTTTATAAATCGCCTCTGAAAGAATTAAAGTGTTTTTCATGTATTTATTTTTAATAATAATAAACAAAAATAAGTATTAATTTTTATATTATAAAATTTATGTTATATGTATAAAAAAAATAGGCGGCAAAGTTTCCTCTACCACCTACTCCACACACAAAACAATATATTAATTAATAATATTTTTTTTTGTAGAATGTCTTATAGACACTCAAGTTCAATTGTCTTACCACAAGGGCCTGTTGTAACAAAAGCATTCAAAGTAGCTTCCACTGCTGTTTGAGTAGTGCTATGAGCTTCTGGTACTAAGATAGTTGTGATAAAGTTTGGATTCCAATTCATACCATTTGCATTCTCATTTGGAGAAACTGTATGGTATCCTAACACATATTGGCAATATGTTTCATTACAATCTACTAGTAAGTTTTTAGTTCTTGATACATTTAATTGAGCATAGTAAGGAGCTCCTGTAGTTTCAACTTCATTGTTCAAACCATCGAAACCTGTACCACCTGGCATTTCATGATACTCTTCCCATTGCAACTTAGCACCATGACCTTCTGGCAATTGCATTCCTGTATTGTCTACAGAAACACTTGTAGAATTTGGAGCCCAAGCTGAACCTAAGATAACTTGAATAGAACCGATAGTATATCTATCAATGATAGCCTCTGATGGAGGGAAACATACACACTCTGCAGTGTTTACTTTGAAAGTAATTTCGATTGCACAAGAGAAACCTGCTGCTGGAGTTATTGGACTAACTGGGTCTGCAGAAGTTCTTACTGTATCTACATATTTAGACAACAACTCGTTTGCTTCAATTTCTGCTTTCAATTTCAATGCAACTTCTTCACAATCATGAGTGTAGTCACAATCACCATCGCAAGAAGGACATTCTTCTGATTGAACAGAAATCAATTCTACATGGTATCTGTTTTCTGGGTAGAAAAAGTTCAATGTAGGATCGTTAATTCTGATTCCAATAGAATAGTTTTGTGAACAATCTGTACAAGAGAAGTTAAACTTAGCTTTGTTAGACTCACCCTCTTGAGGAGCTTTTACACTTGCATCATCAATTGAACAAGATGTAATAGTCTCACCTGAAGCTAATCTTACACTGTCAGAAGTTAATTTAGATGCAGTTTTATCTACACCAATTGCAATAAAAATAGATTTTACTCCTACGATAGTAGTAGCATTTACTGCTGTGTTGGTCTCGGCATTGTAAAATCCGATTTGACCTGGTCTTAATAAGTATTGCTTAGTGGTAGCATTGTAAAATGCAGTACCCGTTGGGACAATACCGTATCCTGTTGCACTACCTGATACTGCGGCAGTTGGAAGGAAAATTTGTTTTTGAATTCTTGATCTCATTTTTAAATTTATTTAAGGTTTATTAAATTTTTGATATGTTTAAAATTTTATTTAATTGTGACTCAAAATCTATAGTATTGCCTATATCTCTCATTGCTATTAATACTGCAATATCTATAATTTTGTTTGCTTGGAAAGTTGAGTTGATTTCTATATCTCTTTGAACTGCAGGAGTTCCATTAGGTAAGTTATAAGTGCCCCCTCCATTTAAAAAGTCTTGTGGATTTCCTGGTCTTAAAGGTTTTCTAATATAAGAAAGAAAAACTTTGTCTATATCGAATCCTTCATAGTATAAGTATAACTTATTGCCAGACATGTCCATGTTTACTCTTTCAAAAACATAGGAAGAATTAAACATAGGATCATTTGTATAAATATCATCCTTTTGTATGAAAAAATTCTTAATACTTTTCTTTGGACATTTATCTGTAAAACATACAGAATAAGACTCTAAATATCTATAGTAATCTGCGGGTAAATCTGCAGTGTAATAGTCATCGTTAATCTTAGTGACTGGGAGTAGAAAATTTTTAATTTCTAGCTCCCTTATGTCATCTCTTCTTTTTTGGTTTATCTCTAATTGCTCACAAATGTTTTCAATATAAATTATGTAAGCTTCAAAAAGGTATTCGTCTATCTGAGGTATAAGAAAGTTAGCGTTTCTTAACCCATCTACCTTGTTTGCATGTTGTTTAAATTTATAATGGGCTTCTTTTATTGAAAACATTATTTCATCTTAGCTTTTAAAGCCTCTTCTAGGCTTAAATATAGTGAAGAATTTTCTGGTTTTTGTAAGAAATCAATAATATTTATAGTATCTGTTTGAAGTTGCTCTCCGTTAAAAAATACTTTTATATTTTCTTTTCTTAACACTGCATATTGGTACATTTTCTCAACATTGATAGTAACTTCCAATTTTGCTTTATTTTTAGAATCTGATAGCTCAATAAATAAATCTTGTATAGCTGTCAAAGTTTCTTTATTACTGTTTTCTGTAATTTTAGAATACAACAAGTCTTCTATAATCACTTCTTTCTCATCTCCTGTCAATTTAATACCTAAAGCGGTACTCATGTCTCTCTTTTGAGATAGTGTGAGTTTATTGTATCTTTCGTGTAATTTACTTGTTTTTTCACGCTTAGACTCTCTCACAGTAGCATCTGCTATTTCATCTTCAATAATCCACTCTGCGGCTGGGTGTTTAGATAGAGAAGTCTCTCCCACCACTGTCATTGAATCTGCCGACATGATTGCATAAATCAATTCTTCTGTCGGTTTATTTAGGTCAAGAGTTTGAATATCTCTTCCTAATTTAGCTCTACACTTACTATGTGTAAAGAAAGGGTCTTTTCTATTAGAAGGATCTGCTGAAGTTATTTTTTGATTAGTATACTCATCATTTAATGCAAGTTTTCTTACTAATTCATTTATTTGTTCATCAGTGTATCTATCATTGATAGGACCTAGATTGTATCTGTAAGCATTCTCATCAAATTGAGGTCTAATGGTGTTAGCATTAGCCAAAAATGCATAGCTTTCAGAAGCTTGTCTATAAGCAGGGTCAATATTTACTTGCCAATGCTTATTTTTTTTAATGTTAGGGTAAATTTTTACCTTCTTGTTTAATAATGTACTCATTGTTTTGTTGTTTGTGTGATTAAAAAATAGTAGCAACGACTCAGACTCGAACTGGTTAAACTGGTTTATGAGACCAGAGAGATCCATACCTCCCTCCTGCTATAAAAAGGGTATGATTAGATGGCTCATACCCTAAAGCCTATTGAAGTTTTATTTTCCTCTTAATGCTGCTGGAATCAACTCACCGCATTTTGTAACATCTTTTACCAAGATACCTGCGTATTCCATTCTATGTACTGTCCAGAAGTCACCTGAGTGAGACATCAATCCTCCTTGGTTATTACCGTAAGGACTTGACAATCCACCTTCGTAACCGTAAGCTACATCTCTCTTAGATTTCAAGTAGGAAATGTTTTTACCAAAACCATCACCTAATCCGTAGTTAACGAATGTAAATCTTGAAGACTCTGCTGGATAACCATTCTCATCTAGGATAGTGTTGAAAGTTACATCATCATAAGCTTTCATGTGCATAACTGTCAATGAACCACCAAATTTCAATTTGTATTGAGTATATGGAGTTTCAGTGTAAGACAATCCTGTTGGTCCACCTGGTACCAATGAAGCACCATCTGTTTTGATGAAATAATCTTTCATATCTTTGAAGAAACCTTGAGTTATTTGGTTGATAGCCTCATCAAATAATCTTAGTCCTATTTCACCTGTCCACATTACAACATTTCTTTGATCGTAAGCAACTCTACCGAAGAATATATCTTGTAGGAAGTCTTTGATAAGACCAATAGAGAAAGTGTTATAGAATTCTCTATATCCATCTTCCAAAATCTCTTGAAGACCTGGACCTTGGTTTACAAAGTATCCTGTAGACTCGTCAATAACTGTAGAAGTACTTCTTTGATACATCAAGTGAAGTTCTTTTTCCATTTCAAATTCTTTGTTGAATTTAACCTCAGCAACGGAAGTGATATACATGTTACCTGTATTTTTCTTGCTCAATGCGTTAGCAATTCTTGTTTGGAAAGCTTGTTGGCTCTCACCTGCTTTTCTTCCTGCTAAGATTAACAAATCTGCCTCAGACAAGTTACCGTTCAATTTTCTTTGAGCAGCATCTCCTGTCATTGCATATTGTTTTCTAAATCTTGTCAATCCAGAACGGAATTTAATTTTACCGATAGCATCAACACTCATTGAACCACCTTTTACAGATGCCTCAGAATAAGTGGAGTGCATTTTCATCACTCTTGTTCCTGGAGTGAACAAACTATTGTCAACAAACAAGCTTGGGCTGTCAGTCATCAATTTAACTGTGTAAACTGTAAAAGATCCTTCTTTAACAGGAGCTTTACTTACACGCATGTTGAATTTTTTGCTGTCAGTGAATACTAGTGTATCACCTTCTACAAATGTTCCAATGTCAAGTTTAATTTTAAACTCTCTTTGAGCAATACCTTTTGTAAGGTTTCCTGCTTCAACGTCTTCAACTATAAGAGCTGGTCTGTATCCTGAAACCATGAATTCCCATTCTACTTTGTCACCTTCAACAGTGATAGTGTCAGAACCTTGGGCAAGTTCCAATAGTGGTGCAGTACCGTCAAACAATGTTTTCATAGAGGCTAATTGACCCATACCACCTAATGCGTCTACGTCTGTTTTAATCAAACCTGCAGCATATAGATTGTTTAAGTTGGTATAGTTCATACCCCAGTTACGATCGCCTGTAATCGTAGGGGCCTTTATAATACCGAATTTACTTTGTGATAATTTCATGTTAATTTAATTTAATTTTTTATATTTAATTTATGAATTCTAATTTAATTGTGTTTGGCTTTGTTTTTCCAGAAGCTCTTCTCAAACTTTCTGCCAACTTACTTTTTTCTTTACTTGCCACTTCAACTTTATCTGACTTATCTGACAATCCTTCAAATATTTTGTAAGCTAATGCTACCATTTTTTCAGGGTCAGAAAGATACTCATTTAATTTTTGTTTGAAGCCTGTAGCTCTTCCTACAACTTCTCCTCTAGCGTTTCTTATCTCTTGAGGTGAAAAAATAAAATCTTCAAAATTACTTTTTTGGTTTTTAGCAATAACTACATTATTACTTTTGCCGCTTTGAATAGTTTCTCTTATTTTATTTACACTCTTAATGTACTCTTCTCTTTGTATACGAGCATATTCTTGTTGAGATTTTATAAGATCGTCTTCTTGTTTTTCTCTGAAAACTTTTAAATCAGCTTGAATTTTACTAGCTTGACTAAATAGCTTTCCTTTTTCTTTATACCCATCCAATAACGATTCTGCCTCTTCTTCTTCTAAATTTTTAACCGAAGTTAAATATGTTTTTACAAGAGCTGTAGCATTATCTTCATCTTCAATGTCTACATCCACCCAATTTGTTTCTGCGTGTAAATTGACATAATCATCAATATTTCCCCCATTCTTTAAAAAATTAAGAACACCGTCTACTCTAGGGTCATTTATTTTATAAGAACTCTTTACTAAATTTAAAGCCCTTTCATCTAAAGTGGCTTCATAAGCTTCAAATAAAGCTTCTTCTGATCCATCCCAATCTTCTGGAAGATTTAAAAGGTTTTTTTCCTGTAATTCTGAAGCGAATATTTTTAAAGGATCTACTTCTGAATTTTCTTCCTCATTTTCTGAAGACTCTTCTTCTTCTTCTTTTTGAGAAGAGGAGCTTTCTTTCTTCTTATTTAATATTGCTTCCTTTTCTTCGTCATTGAGGTCAAGGTCATCAATATTGTCTTCATCTACTAAATCAGCATTAACTAAAGAAGAATCGTTATCCTCATCTTCTTCTTCCTCCTCTGTTTGTTCCGTTTCGTTTATAGATTCTATTTTATCTGATAAATTATTATCATTTAAAAGATCTTCATTGAATTCTATAATTTCAAAATCTAAATTGTTCTCTTGCATGTTTGTTTGTTTATGTGTGTGTGAAATAATTGTTTTGTACTGCAAAATTGAAAAAAAATTATTTTTTTATAAATTATTTTTTTCTTAGAATAAAAAAATTCATTAATGAGCCCAGTGTTTATAAGGGTTTACTCCTTTTTACCCTTTTTTTTCATTAGTTGAATTTCAGTTTCAATTTTTTTATTTTGAAGTTGTATCTGTGCTATCTTGGCATCATTGAGCTCTACGCTTGACTCATTTTCATTTTTTTCCATCTGCAATTGAATCAAGTCGTTTGTTCCATCTTGGTCAATATCGTTTGCTCTTTCTAATCTCTGAGCATTCAACTCCGCAGCCTTTAATGTTACAGCGTTTCTATCATCAGCTATTTGTTTCTGCATTTTCATTTCTTCTTGTTTAGCTTGAATCTGCATTTGTTGCATTTGCATTTGTTGCTCTTGTTGAGATTTTTGCATTTGCTCTTCTTTAGCTTCTTTTTGCTCCTGAATTCTATTAATGATGTTTTTAACTTCTGTAGCATTCTCTGTAGTGAGAATTTCTGTAGCCACTCTTAAATCTCCTCCACTATTTTGGATAATAGGTTGAATTAAGGTTTTCAATTGACTAATAATCTCTGTATCTCTTAATGTATTTGTAATGAATACTTTATAGTTATAATTTGCAAAATCTGCCACCTCTGTATTCAAAGTAGCTATACTTAAATCTGAAAGAATATAAGAAGCCTTTAATGGGTTTTCCTTATAGATTACTTTACATATTTCAATATAGTTCTCAACGGTTCTTTCTTTTACATAATTATGCATGTAGAACCATTTCTCCGTTTGATTAGAGGATTGTATAATACTTTGTTGGTTATTGCCTATAGATTCATAAGGAGATTGCTGTCCTAGTCTACCAGGGTTATAGCTCATAGACTGTGCCATTTTTTTCTCAATATACTCTAATAGTTGTATTTTTTGATTTATTTCTTGTGCGTGAGATAGGTTGATAGATTTCCAATAGTTAGGATCTACCCCCATATTTCTTAAATCTCCTTCTTTAGAAGCACTAATTAAAGCCACCTTGAATTTCTTAATATAAGTCATCCACTGTGTAGGAGTCATTTCCTTTGGAATTTGTTCTTGTAATCCTAGCAATACATTACCTATATCTGTCTTCATCAATTCAATAATTTGATTGATAACTACATTGTACAAGAACTGCCAAGGTTTCCCTAAGTCAGCAATTGCTATAGGGGCGGAGTTTCTTGCCGAATAAACAGAGCCTGTATAAGGACCTCTAATTTGAAAAGGGTTGTCAACGTCTCTATATTGATTAGGAATAGGTTCAACTTTTATATAAATCTTTGGATTGGTGAATATTTTATATCCATGCCAGAATTCAGGTATCCATAAAATTTCTTGCTTAACGTCTGTGTCTTTGTTAAAAACATAAGTTTCATCCGCAATAGTTTTTTCTAGGGTGCCATTTTCATTTAACCTAAAGATATATTTAATTTTTTTCAAAGACTTCCAAACAACATGCGTTACTCTAAGTCTTCTAATTTTAAAATTATCACTGTAATTATCTTCCCAAGGGTCTACCCAGCTAGGAGTAGCTTCGGAATCTGTAGGATTCATAATAGCGTTAGGAATAATTTCCCACACCTTAGAATCTGAAGGAGAGTTTAATGTAGACTCATATTTGTCAAAAACTTCTCTTTCTTCTTCGGTAATTATATTACCAAATTTTTGATATATCTCGTAAATAGATAGATACTCGTCATAAGTACACCAGTCTGCTTCATCCAAGAAGTCAACATCTTTTGACTTAGCATAGTTAAAATACAGGGGATTACAAGCTCTGATAGTAGGTCTACCATTTAACTCTCCAGTCCAATACACCTCTTCTCCTGTAATGATTACATCTTTCCAGCCTTTATCAAAAACTAATTTAATTCTATCTGTACGGATATGATATTGTAATAGCTCATCGGTAAGCTTTTCTTCAGGAAGTTTAAACCCTTTAGCCATGTAAGTCTCTACCTCCACTGGAGTCATTTTATTAATGGTTTCCTCAAGCTGTGCATCTAGATTAGCAGTAATTTCTTGTAGCTTTTCTAAATACTGAGGGTCCATTGAAGGGTCCATCTGGGATTTTATTTCTTCTAGTCTTTTTTGATTAACTGCTTTTGCTTTTAAAAGCAATTCTTGTCTTACAATCTTAGAAGTATTCTCAATTAAAAGCTCTCTACGCTTTCTTTGTCTAATTGACTCACTTGTAGAGTTTGTACTAACCACTCTAATATTGAAAGGTCTTTTGATTTCCTCTCCTTCTAGATCGTGTAATACGTTTTGTAATATAGGAAAATGTATAAAATCACTTTGGTTAATCTCAATTTCTGGAATATCCATTCCTAATTCATTCTCAATTATATTCCCTGTATTTATATAACTGGTAAAATCCATTCTACCGTTATATAGTTCGTAGTTTATCTTGAATTTTTCTTTTCTCTCGTTATAATAGTTGTATTGATTGCATAGGTAATCCATTCTCTGCCTTGCCCAGGCATAGTTATCAGCTATTTTTTTCTTATAACTTAGCCTATCACTTCCAGGCATGTTTAAGAATTGTGCGGTTAAACTATCGTTTATTACCATTTTTAGTTTATTTAAAAAAACAAAATTAATTAAAAATTATTTTTTTATAAAATTTATTTTAATATTTCAGTAAATTAGTGTTTTTTAACTGGTTATTATATAAGTCTTTATAAAAATCATTTGAAGTTTTTTTCACAATGTCTTCAGACTCTTTTATAACCATTTCTTTATCTTGCTCTAGCCAAAGCATTAATAACAGGAAAGCAGACACACGGTCAAAGTTTCCCTTATCGTTGAATTGTACAAGTTCTTCTAATAGCAAATCATCTTTAATAGTGTTTAAGTTTCTCACCACTATTTCTCTCTTAGTCCCATCCTCTAGCTCTTCTGCATATTTTTTCTTCTCCTCCAACAACCATTGTTGTGCCAATCTTAAAGCATATTGCTTCAAAGGGTTTGTCATTGGAATTCCCACATCATACTTTAATGTGGGGTCTTTTATAGCTTTCTCAATTATTTGTTTTGGGGTGGAGGCAAGTATATGGTAGTTTCCTGTACGCATACAATAATTCTTAAAGTCAATAATGTTATTCTCAAACATCACTTGAGCATTAAAGTATTTAGCAGCCAATACACAATTTAAATGTATTTCTTCAGGCATATCATATCTTCCTACCCACCAAGCCACAATTTCATTACCGTTATTGTCTAAGGTATTATTAGACTTGTAAACGTAAATTGCTGCTAATGAGGTACCTCCGCCTTCATCTCTAATAGGGTCATATACAATTTTAAATAAATTAGGGGGTATAATTCCCACTGGAGGGTGCTCATAAAATTCCCAAGCACTTTTTAAATCTGACTTAGAATCATGCGGAAATCTATCTATAGGTCTTAAATCAAAGTTAGGCTTAAATTTAACCCCTGTAATAAAATCAGGGTCTTCAACAAGGTTTCCCAATGTTCTTAAATGTTTTTTAAACTGGTATCTATCATTGGAAGCTTGTTGTTCTCTGAGCATAACGATAGGGAATTTATTACCTGTTTTTGAGAGAAACATTTCAGAAGGCTTAATTGGCCTAGACATAATATACTCATCATAAGCAGAAGTATTATTAGCTTGCTTCTTTTCTTCACGTCTTTCCATCTCAAATTTAAGAGAGGTGTCTACATCCGTATTACCATTTTCATCTTTATATGCTAAATTGGTGTAAATAGCTGGAAGAAAGAAGCCTATAGTTCCTCTTCCTTCATAAATATCTTTAAATCCTAGAAAATCATAAGCCTCAGGGTCTCTGAATATAATCTCAGACTCAATAACTTTATCCATATCCCCACCTGTTCCTAAATATAAGGAAGATCCAAACTTACCTGCCCCCATATCTTGCGTAGACTCATTCGCTCCATGTACGGTGAGAATCTTATCTTCCAAACCCACCTCTTCTACCACTAGGACATTATAACGACCCCCAACGGCCGCTTGCTTATTATCTTTATACGTTTCATGTATCAACAAGGACCCTGTACCTTCTTTTACTAGAGAATTTCCTATCTTTTTCTCATACTCAAACCTATAAGGATTTTTAGAATTACCTACCTTCAATGTTCCTGAAAAAGTCCTACTAAAAGGAGAAGGAAAATAATCCCTGTCAAAATACTCCCCAGGAAGATTCTTTAAAGAGTTTGAGAATTTATCTAAAAGCTGAGAGGATTTTCCTGAACTAGCTGACCCGCAAAATATTTCCACTTTATTCCTACCTGATAGATAATCCTCCACGGTCTTTGCCCCGTCTGACAACCATTCATGCTCCATTAACGCTGATGCCATAAAGCTTTTTCCTCCAGACCTAGACCCTAACACAAAGAGGTTCAATGCGTTATTCTCATATAAAGGATTACCAAGAGGTTTATCATGGGTTCCATTAAGATATTCTAAAGGGTCTATATAAGTCTTTAACGTGCCATCTTTCTTATAACAATTATCAGTGAGGTTATTTAAAAATTTAAGAGGAATATCAGGAAGACTATTGTTTAACAATTTATCTTGCTTTAACTTTGCAGTCCAATTACAGGTGTATTCATCATCCTCATCAAACCCGCTAAAGCCTCTACAAATAAACCAACAATTTAAAATTGTCCAGTTTATATCCAATAGGCTAGGTCTAGATTTAATACGTTGCTTACCATCTTGAATAGTGATGGTGTGATAGTTGGCAAAGTAGTTTAATTGAGGGTTCATGTACCTCCAACGCAGTCCTTCAGGAGTTTGTTCCTCTCTCCACATCCCTAAAATAAATTCCTCAAGTTCTTTAGTCCAATATTCAGAATAAGCTGTACTATGAGGGTGTAAAACAGGGTGGTTTTTAATAAAAGGAGTATTGTCATATATTTTTGGAAAAATATAAGAAGTATCTATAATCATTGTTTTGGCGGACCAGGTTTTATGTCTAAACTATTTTTTTTGTCACCAGATAGGTTAGTAAAATTTTTAAAAAAATTATTCATTATAAAATCTGTATTTATAGGAATAATTTTAATTTCTATAGATGGAGTTATAATGTGCTCAAAATCATCAAAATTTTTTAGAGTTTCTCTAATAATTTTTTTTGTTTCTTTTGCGTTATCAACCCCTTCTACTTCAATTACTTTATCTTCCGTATCAATTAATATTATCATCTGTTGTTTGAGGCTCTTGCTTGGTTTTTTCTTCCATTTCTTTCTGCCAAGCAGCTTGTTGGGCTTTATTATACGTTTTCATAATACTTGAATACCAAAAATATCTCCCTTCTTTTAAAGAAAATCTTTCTCCTGGTTTTGGCTGATTATAAATATTTGGTTTATTTACTGGGTACATACTTTTTAGTTTTATAAATTATTGTTTTGTGTGTGTTGTTTATTTTTTGCTTGCTTTGCTTACTAATTTCTCAGTGAAAGATTCTTCTCTTCCTCCTCTAGCCCTAGTTTCAATGTTCTCATCTTGGTATTCCTTGTAAACCTTTCCAAAAGATTCCCAGATAAGCTTGGAGTCTTTCATCATCTTATCAAGGGCTTCAAAGGTATCTAAGCTATAAGAAAGAGTTTCTAGGAACTTATTTCTCTCCTCTATCTTATCCTGCCATACCTTCAACTCTCTTTGTATCTTTGTCATCACTACCTTTGGGTAGGCATCTATCAAGTGTTCATAATGTTCAAAATCAAAAGAATCTTCTTTTAAAAAGTATTTTTTAATGTCTTCTGCTCTTTCATCTTTTCTAAGTCTAATCTTTGGAGACTTTATATCACAAAAAAGATATATGGCCCACATTACTTCTGAAGTGTAGTCCTTGTTCTCTGAAGAATTATAAAAATTATCAAAAGGTTCTGTAAATTTAAATTCAGGATTCACTTCCCAAAATAAATTTCTATTACCCTCATAATCAAAATTCTGCATTAAATAATAATCCATCGTCTGTGTTTTTATTATTAAATAAATAGAGATTCTTTGTGTTTACCTTTTCTCCTGTTTCCTTATCTGTAAACTCTTTTACAATAATTTCTTCAGTTTCGTAATAGTTTCTCTTTATCTCCTCCCCCTCTCTTATTCTCCTAGTGGCTACTAAAGAATGTCCCTCTACTCTTACGTTGGGGTCAAAGGAATGCTTAATGTATTTTACAATAGGGTCTAGCACATGGTAATTTACATCTAATTGTATTGTGTGTTGAGTAGGTATCTTTGATTCTTCGCAACATATAAATAGAACAGTTTCACCCACAAAGAAATCCCTTGTAGAATTTACTTGTTTTAGTCTTTTGTTTTTGATAATTTCAAAATCATTATTATGGTTACTCATGTATTATTCTATCTTTAAAAATCTCTAATAAATCATTATAATATAGGGTTATGTCTTCTCCTTTTAATAGTTTTTTTAGTTGCTTTTGCTCTAAGGGTAGTTTTAACAAAAGGTCTTTAAATTTATTATTTACTGATCTAAGTTTTAATTCTTTTTTATCATAAATAGGAGTTTCATTAAGGTCCACTAAACAATCTATTCTTGGAAAATGAACAATAGCCCTCATTGATTTATCTAAAAAACAAATTGGAGCGGTAGTGTTCATTAATAAGAAAAATCCTGCACTTGAGCATTCCTCAATAGGGTAGAGAACTATATCCTCATAATCCTCAATAGCTTTAGATAAAGGATGTACAAAACTTGTATAACCTCCAGGAGTGTTAATGAAAAAATTAATAGGTAAATCATTATTATTTAAAAATGTTAAGGCATCATTAATTGCTGATAACTCAAAATCATTATGAAAAATATAAGTTAATCTTTTATTATCTACAATTAGTTCCATAATAAAAGTTTAAGAAATAATGTTTTTTGTGATTCTAAGAGATATTGCGGTGGCATTACCATGGACATAAATGAACTTATCTGAAGGAGTGCCTAGTTGAATACTAAAATTTAACTCATTGCTTTCTCCTGGCTCTATAATAGTTCCTGTATTGATTCCTGAAGGAGTGGTACATCCACAACTTTTAGAAACACTTTGGCATACAAAGGTTTCATTCCCTATGTTTTTTACTAATGCTTTTCCGCTTACAGTGTCATTTCTTCTACCTGTAACCAATACTACGTCTGGTTCAAATACCACTGTGGTGAGCTTTAAGTTTGGGTTGATATTATCTGTCATTTTATTAAAAATTTATATTGTTTTCTAATTTAAACTTCTCCCACTCCTCTTCTCCCATCATATCAGGGAAGCAAGGATTTTCCTTTCTTTTACACCCGTCTGTACCGTAATATAGGTCGGGGGTTTCACACCCACATTCTAAGCAGCTACCATTTACAGTGCATTCTTTAGCCACTTCTGCTCTCCAGAGCACTTGTTCTTTTTCACATTCAGGCAAAAAACCTGCCTCCCTGACTTGTGCAGAGAGGAAGTTTTTTACATTCTTAAAATTAATCTTTGCAGGATTAGCTGCATTTGGATTGGCAAACATATTGAAAATTATTTATAGGCTTAAAACATCCCAATTTTCCATAAACCCTTCTCCTGCCATTTTTCCAACTTCTTCCTCTTCTTTATCATCTTCTTCTTCCATTTCTAAAGGGTTTTTTTCAAAATACTTTTTAATGCAAGAATACTCATCTCCTCCATCTAAAGAATATTTATCCACTGTTAAAAGCCATCCGTTGCTGATTTTTTCTAAAGTTTTTGTAACTTCTTCTTTCTCAGTTCTTTTTTTAAGGGCATAAGTTTCTTTCTCTGAATTAGTCTCTTTTGTTAATGAAAGAATTTTCTTTTTGTTGTTCATCATCATCATTGGTTTCATTTTTTTTATTTATAGGTTAGTAATAGTTTTATAAAATTTACAATTTTGTCTCGTAAAGACTCCGTAAATGACTTTATTCCAAGAATATCTGAAGAAGGAACAGTGCATTTTGGGGTATTATAAACAATTGGAGTTTCATTTATAATACTATCCTCTATCTTATTGCTCTCTAACAAAGATGTCTCTTCTTTTTTAGTCACTCTAGACGATTTCTTCTTAGGAGAAGCGGGTGTTTTTTTCTTATTGGTATTTTTTTCCATTTTATATATTATGTTTTACGGTGACAAGATCCTCTGGTATTAAAAATGTAAGCTCTAAAGCATCGTCTGCGTCTTCTAACTTATTACAGAAGAATGCAAATGGCATTAGTCCTTGTAGATAGGACCCGAATACTGGTCTAGCTTCTCCCTCAGGATCTCCTCCCACAGGTGGCTTATAGCTTACAATTGGTTTATCCACCATATTATCTCCAAGAGAAATAATATCTCCTTCTTTAAAGGTTTTAGAACCATTAGCCATCAATACTTTAAAAGCATTTTTAATTTCAGTGGTTTTACGGTTGTCCATGCCCACTAGCTGAGAAGCCAATGCACTTTTTTTAGCGTAACATTGTACTAAAATGTGATTTTCTCTTTTGATTTCAAATCCAAAATCTGGAATTGGTTGTTCTTTGAATTCTTTAATTGTCATAATTTTGATTGTTTTGTGTGTTTTAAAATTTTTACAAATATACGAAAATAATTTTTATTTTCTTTTATTTTTATTATTTCTTAATGATCTAATTGTATTTATCATTTTTTGTGTTTTTTCTACATGCCTCAACTTAAAGAACATCCTAAGCCTTTTCTTTATCTTTATAATGCTTGGAACTATTTTACCAAACTTAGGCAAATACATTTCCCTATCTGGAGACTTTGACATTTCCTTTGAAAGCGTTTTTACATAATCCTTATAAATGATTTCCACCATTTCGGGGGAAACATCCCCAAGATTACTAGAAACTTCCTCAAATATACTATTGGACATTTGCAATCACTAAGGTGGATATTAAACAAAATAGCACCACTATAATTAAAAAGTCTCTGGCTATTCTTTTAATCATTATATTAAAATCACAGTCTTCTTCTACCTTAAAAAATATATTTAAAGCTGCCATGGTGAGCAGAAAAGTTAAGATTAAAAGTAATTTTACAGCCAATATCACCATCATACTAACATTAATTTTAAGTTATCGTCTAAGCTTATAGCTATTGTGAGGTTTTTATACTTTACTAGCTCCTCATAGTATTCCATACCTAGTTCTCTTTTAAGCATGTCATAGGTGGCATTATCCATTATCATAAGCTTTCTATATGGAGAGTTCATTTCTTTTATTATCTGTACAATGCTCTTATTCATATATAAAATTTATATCTAATTTAAATTCTTTATCTTTGTACATTTTTTCTAGCCATTGAGGTATTTCATAATCCAATACCCTAGGTTTAGAGAATCTATCTGCTGGTATTGAAACTGTCTTCTTTAAAATCTTAAAAGGAATGATTCTATCATTTATATAAGCCCCAATATAAGAAGAAAATACTTGCATGTGCTTTGCAATCACTACATGCATTTGATTCATATTCTTAAATTTTCCCACATTATTAGCATCTAATGCAGGGTAGTCTATTTTATAATACAATACCCAATATAAAACCTCTAGGGTCTTGTCAGAAAGTAACAGCCCTCTAGTGGCTAGTAATACTCTAGCCCTTTCTATAAAGCACTCTTTCTTGCCTTTTTTTATACTTTGTTTATATACTCCCATTTTGTATGTGTTTTTTATTTAACAATTATTATTTTAAAAAAGTTCCATCACTCCTTAAAAACAGTTTTTTCATTTAAAAAGTTAGAAAAAGACACTAAATCTTGAATCTTCCTAATAAAAGTTTCCCTAGAGATGACATCTGTGGTTTTATACTCCCCCACCTCTATATTAAATTTTTCAGGAAAAGATATAGTTTGTTTATTTCCTTGTAAGTCTGTAATAATTATTTCTGCCATTTTTTTATATTTTAATTTTAATGATTAAACTTTGTCATCTAAGAATATAGCGGGAGGGTCGAAAGAAACTATTGCAGAATACTCCCCTCCTAAACAGTGATTTACTTTTGCTAAAAGCATTTCTAATTCCTCTAAGTCTTTTATTTCTATCTTAATAGCGTCAAAATCATCATATCTATCCACCCAAGCACCTAATCTATCAATTAGAAATCTATCATTATTGTGTCTATTGAAATCTATCTCAAACTCCATGTCCTTATGAATTAAAAAATTCTTTTAATATTCCCATTACATTAATAACTCCCACAACAACAATTATAGAAACTATTTCTATCCAAAAAGGAAACGTACACCACCACCAAGACAAATCTTGTATATATCCTAATGCCTTCAATATAATGAGAATACCCCCTATACAATATGCTATGTTATTCATTTTCTATTATTTCAAATTCTTCTTGTTCAATTAATTCCTTTATCTCAATATCATTTAACTCTGTGCAATTTTTAGCAAGTTCTATAAATTCCTCTAAATCATCCTGATGTATGGCAAATCTTTTAGCATCAAATACTCCATAAGGAGCACAGGATTCGTCAAGATCTATTTCTTCCAAAGTGTATGCCATTGTTTTAGAGGGAATGGAATAGAATATCATTAGAATATGATAGAGTTCTTGTTCTTTCACCCATTTACTTGCAGGGATTTCCTTTGGCTTATTCTTTTCGTCAATACAGATAACTCTTACACTCATTGTTATGTTAATTTATTTATAAAATAGGGGATAGTGCCGCATAGTGCGTGTTATTAAATAAACTTTGTACGTCTTTTTTAATTATTTTTCCATTAAAAGACAAATAAGGGTTGAATACCCAGTAGTTATGATGATTTTCAAACCTATCATACACCTGAAACTTTCCTATCACCCCTAATTTAAATAATTTTTCAATTATATTCTGTATTTTTCTCCTATCAACATTGAAAAACTCCGAAAGTTCCTTCATTGTACTCTCTGGTCTTAATGGTTCTAAGCTATTTGTATAGGCATGAGCCATCATAGACATCTTATAAGCCACCTTAAACTCTGTATCAGTGGTTTGAGTCTCTAATAATTGCCAAGCCTTTGTAAAAAATCTAGAATAACTCTCAGTACTGATAAAGAAATTCATAGAAGGGTCCTTTGGCTGCTTTTTTTCCCTATTGTGTACCGCCACTTCTGCCACTTCTCCAGTGTCTAAGTCTATCTTAGCAGCCCTTTCGTTATGTTTTAATTTAATTACCTTCTCGTACATACAATATATTTATTTTCTATCCTCCTAATACATCTATTTCCACTATATCAACCGTCATAACTAATTGTTTTATATTTGTTTATTTATTTTATCTAAAAACCATTCTGGAACTTCTTTGCTAAAATATGTCCAATCAGTACTATCTGCCATAGTATATTTGTATGTGGAAGAACTATCAATACCTATTAGCTTAGAATAGAATACAAAAGATTTAGTCTCATAATTCCAGAAATACCCCAAATCCCCCACCTTAGGCTTACCCCACTCACTTATATCAGTGAAGCCCCCGTTCTCTAAAGAATATTCTGTAAGAGATAATAGAGGAGATGAATCCCCCATACTATGTACCCCACTTAGAGTGTATGTACTTATTCCCTTTCCATCAAACCTAACAATAATAGGATAGGAAATTTCATTAAAATCTTCCCTATATTCTACAACTTCTCCCCACCCCCATCTAATATCAAATACTCTAGTTCCTATTTCTAATTTTTTCATATTTTTAATATTTCTGCAAAGATACAAACTTTTATACAAATAGCAAGAATTATTTTTCTATTAGAAAGAATTTATTTTACACATTTATCACACCATTTTCCAAAAACCCCTCAACGAAGAAATGCGGGTTTCAGCGGGTCAAAAGTACAAAAATGTACACGAAAAGTACAAAAATGTACTTTCACCCTCTCGGAACCCTTGATTTTCCTAGGCACTTTTTTTAACGCTTCTTTAATTATTTATATGCAAGTTTTACCTATAACCAAACCCCCGAAAATCTCCCCCTAATTTTTTATTTTTTTTATCCACCCCCCACCCCTAAAATTTTTTTAACCCCACCCAAAATCATATCCCCCCTAGTAGAACAAAAAAACTATCCCCCCGTATGTTATGTGAGAATGAAAAGTGGGGTGTATCAATAACATAGCCCGTATGCATGGCCCGTTTTTCAAATACCCTCCCATAAATTCCAAAAACTCGGTTTTTCATTAGCGAGAAATAGTTTTGAGGGAATATCTCTAGGGCGTGGGCGTTGTGTCTAGTCTGTGGACTGGGGGCGGGTGGTGGTGGACTAGTCTCTAGTCTATAGTCTCTAGGGTTTCTCTGTCTGTCTAGTCTGTCTGTCTGTCTATCTACTAGTATACAGAATATCCATAGGCGGGTATATAGGGGGCGGAGGGGGGTAGGGGAGTTCTAATAGAATAATATATATAGGGTGGGGGTGGCTACATATCCCCGCACAATACAGGGGCGGGATATTGAGGGCGGGACAAAGTAGGGCGGACAGGGTGCAAAGTACAGAGGAGGGGCAAAGTAGGGGCGGGAAAACGGGAGGGGTGCAACTAGCAGTAGGAAAAAAAGACAAATTTGTCCGAATATATTTATACAATATCTCATTAGAGGCGTTCTAAGCGATTATTTTCTGGCAAGTGAGGGTAAGTGACCTATTATACCCACTCTCGCCCATATCCGCCCATTAAAGCCTATTTACATATCAATATCCTAGTGGCTTAGATATAGCAAAAATATTCTAGATCTCTGAAACATTAACAAAGTTTAACAAGATAATCGGGGGTATTTAGTTTAGAATGTTATATGCGTGGTTTCGTTAAATTGAGTTAAGAAAGGGGCGATCTTTTAGTTTACATTTATTAATATCTTTTTACAATCTTTAACGTGTCTAGGTATTGACAAGAGTTGAAAAGCACCCTATCTTTGCACTATAATTCATAACCAAATAAATATAATCAAAATGAAAAAAGACACAATAAAAACTATACTCTTCGTTTTGGCGTTATGTTCAATAATGTACGTATTTAAACAAATAGAATATAGAAACGCTATGGAGGCTTGTAAGGATAAGCCAACAAAAAACTATCAAGAGTGCATATCGGGAATAAAACAAATTAATAAATAAAATCTTTAAAAAAGTAACAAAATGACCACAAAAGTAGAAAATATACAAATACTTGACTTTTTAGCTAATGACTTTTATACGGTGAAATATTACGCATACGACAAGATAAAGAAAAAAAATTGTATCTTAGTATTGGCAAAAGTGCCCACGAGTTGGGAATATAGTATAGAATATATCTAAAAATAATAAACATATAAAAATTTAATCTTTAAAAAAGTAAAAAATGGAAAAAATAACACTAAAAACGACAAGGTACACAAAGAAACAAGGCACAAAAAACGGCTGGAAATTAGTAGATAGCGAAACTACAGAGGTAACAAGCCAAATGCACAGAAACGCAACTAGCGATGATACTTGTAAATGGTTTAGACGTTTAGGCGGTGCAGAGTCTAAACAAATGGGATACACTTGTGCGGGTTATAAATGTACTAAATTGACAAGCACTAGTCCCGACAAAGAAAATAAAACTATAAGAGAGTATACATTCCAATGGATAGAGGCAAAAAATAATTAAGCATTATTAACAATTCACTAAATATATAACCCTTAATTTTACACCATTATTTTAAAATCTTTAAAAAAGTAAACCAATGAAAAAAGTAGTAAATAAGCAACAAGTAGCACACCTATGGGCAAATAAATTACAAACAGAAGCCCGAACACCCACCAATAATTTTTATTTTATCAATGATACGATATACTCGTATGGCAGTCATTTTCCCATCGCCAAACATATAGAGCGGGGAGGGGAAAATAAAATTTTATTCACTTTAAGATCTTATAGCAATACCACCTCTAAACATATTAGCATAGTGAGCGGGGCGAGTAGTCATATAGACAAAATTTATTGCTATCATTTAACAGACCACGAGGAAAACTTTAAAACGTGGCTAAATGAGGCTAAAAATATAGGGCGTAGCCTATTAAAGGCAAAGAAACCCGAAATTTATATAAGCCAGTTAAATAATATCAAAAGTCAAGTTGATAATTATACACAATTTTTTGAGATTGAAACGCCTTTAACTCTTGCAGAAGCCATAAACGTACAAAATAAAGATGAGTTTTTAGAGTTTAGTGAAAAACTATCCGAACTACAAAAAGCAGAGACTAAAAAGAAACTAGCAGAAGCCAAAAAATTACTTAAAAAAGAGTTGACAAAGTGGTATAATTTTGAAACTAACTATCTATATAAAAGACTGGATAGAGACTTTTTGAGGTATAATACAGAAAAAAATCGTTTTGAAACTACGCAGAGAGTTGAGATACCTTTCGTAATTGCTAAAAAGTTTTATGAATGTTTAGAAAAAAATATCTTAAAGGTAGGCGATAGTGTCCTAGACTACTCCATCAACTATATAGATAAAAAAATAGTGAAAATCGGGTGCCATACGTTTGAAATTGCATACCTTAACCAATTAGCAAAAAAACATTTTTAATTAATTACAGAGGCTTCGGGCGTGCCTAAAAACGCCCGTTTTATTAATATCTTAAAAAAGTAAACCAATGAAAAAATTTATCATTTCAAGTACCCACGAAATTTTCAAAGATAGCTATAACGAGGGCGAAACCGACTATGTAAACGGCTATTCCTTAAAAAGTAAAATAATCACTTCAGAAACTACAAAAGAAGCTATTCAAAAATATTTTGAAGATGAACTATACTATAAATTTAATGTTGATTATGCATATATAGATCACGAAGAAGATATAGACGCTTCAAAAAATACCTTACACTATAGCGTACTAGTGGACAATGAAAATAGCGAAGCAAGTGAATACGAAATAGAACTATGGAAAAAAGGTGAATTAGAATTATATGCTAATCATATCTTTTTGACCATACACGAACTGACTGAGGCTACTATATAAAAAATTTATAACCCAAAAAAATTCATAAAAAATGGACGCAACACAATACGATAACGCCCCTCAAGAAGTCAAAAATATTTTAGATACTTATAACGAAAATAAAGATAGTTATGCAGAATGTGAACGAATTATAAAAGAACTTAATGTAATAGGGTGGGATGCTGACTATTATTTAGACGGAATATTGTTTGACCTAACAAAACTTAATTAACAATTAAAAATCATAAAAAATGAAAAACGTAAAAGAATTAAACAGAAACGAATTAGATCAACTAAAATGGGACTATTTTTATAATGAGGATATAGACCATAAATATCAATATGACTACCCGCACGAAGTACCCGATGAGGTTATATTCACTCACTATGAGGCTATAAGTTTTGTGGAGGAGGACTTTTTTTGTAATATATAAAAAATTAAGCTAATTTATAACAATTTAAAATCATAAAAAATGACAACTGAATCAATAAGAAAAAAACTATCAAAAAACGGATATTCAATTACTCTAGGAATGAATGGAACTTATATTGCCAAAAAGGATCAAAGACAATATAGTGCAACAAGTTTAAACTCTATCTATAAGAAAATATTTGGCAAATTAAACTAATTTATAACAATTTAAAATCATAAAAAATGACAGAGACACAATATAGCGAACTCTTTAATATATACCAATCATCCACCTATAATGATAAAGATGAAGATGAATTATTGTATAATTTAAAATCAGATTTAAGAGACTATTTAGATAAACATAATCCCGAAGATGAAAAATTAGAACTACTTAAAGATATACAGGAATACTTTGAGCGCAAAGAAAATCAAAACTCTATGCCGTTTTGGCTATCAGTAAGAATTGAAAAAGTAATTAATAACGCCACTAAATAAATAATTATGTACAATGTAACAATCGGAGGTATTCAATCACACATAAAAGGAAACTATTTTGAAAACCAAAGTTCAAACCAAGTCGAATTAATCTTAGAAAAATATTTGGATTCGGACTTGCCTAGACCAAAGTTTGACGGTAACTATTACGACTTAAATAGCGACCAAGTAATCTCAATAGAAAAAATTTAATCACAAAAAGAATAAATAATTAAATGAAAGTAGGAAAAATCAAACCATTTGCCTATACAGAGGCAGAAAAAAAAGCTATTATAAAGGAGTATTGTAAATTTTCTAGCCATACAAGCAAAAAACTATTTTGTAGTGTATCGGAGGAGTGGAAGATTAAAGATCTATTAGCAGAAAAAAAAGGGTACATATATAGCAAATTTAAAAAATCTTAATTAAACAAGTAAAAATTTAAACAATTAAAACTCATAAAAAATTAACTTTATTAACAATTAAAACTAAAAAAAATGGAAAATTTATTTAACAATTTACAAGCACCAACAGGAGACATTAAAGTAATTACAGAAAAAGAATGGTTAACTCTTAATTTAGGGGGAACTATTAAACTGCAAAAAGGAAATTTTTCTCAATCATTTACATATTGGGGAAATGTTAGTGAAATGAATTTTAATAACACTAACTATATAACAATGGAAGAGTGGGACTGGGATACACATACTACTATGCTAGGCAATCTTAAAATAGATAGTATATCTAAACTTAGAACTACATTAGAAAATAGTGGGTTAAAAACACTTTCAGATAGTCTTGATTTTAGCACTGAAGAAATAAAAAAAGCTATATTTTCTATTGTTCCTAACTCAACCATAGTAAAAAATGTATTTGGAGAAAACTTTATTTTATGGGAGTCATTAACAGATAATGAAAGAAAAATAATAAAAGTAAAAGATGCAATAGAAAATTACAATGATTACTTTGTCAAAAACCCTTATAAATTAAAAAATTTAATTGTAAAAGAAGATGGTAAATTAGATGGTGAAACAATACCAACAATAGACCAACTAAATGAAAGATTAAATGACTTATTATTTAACAATTAAAAATCATAAAAAATGAACACACAAGAAAATAATAAGTTAATAGCAGAGTTTATGGGGGTGCGTCATACCGATGATAGCAAATACCTAGAAACCTTAAAAGAAATGAAGTCAGATGGCTTATACTTCGAGCAAGGGTATATGACTAGTGAACTACACTACTACACCGACTGGCGTTGGCTTATGGAGGTAGTGGGAAGAATAAACGACCTTAATAACGTGGTGCAGATACATGATAATCATGTAAAAATAGTGAACAATACAAAAAGTGAAGTACTAGTAGACATTATTGAGGGAAGTATGTTTGAGGCAATTTATCAAGCAATAGTAGAATTTATTAAAATTTATAAAAATAATTAAAAGCCATAAAAATGACAAAAAAGATCTTAACAGACGGAAACACAAATGTAATACAAATGGGAAACTATGTATTTATTCAGAGCAAAAAACAAGTGGTGCATTGTGAACCCCTCAAAACATTTAACTTCAACGGATTTGTGGAGGTGCAAGGACTAGACACAGAAAGTTTTACAAATAAGTGTCAAGCATACCTATTGAAATTTCAAGAAGAGGGTATTTATAATGAATTATTCGTAAATTGAAACAAAAATTAAAGTAATTGCAACAAAATTTATAACACCCACCCTTTCAATAAGCATATTTTTGCACCAAAATTAATAACAAATAAAATAAAATAAAATGGATAAAAGTAAATTGCAAATCGGAACAGAATTAGTAGCCATTAACCCTTGTTTAATGAGAAGCACAGGCGAAGAAGCCCTCGTTGTAGGTAAAGAATACAAAATTATTGATCTCACTAAAGATGATGATGATGAAGATGAAGTTGTAATAATAGACGAACAAAATGAAGAACATTGGTTTCTAGTAGATGAATTGTGTGGCTTCTTCACATATAAAGGTATAAAAGCATCTAATTAGTTTTATAAATTAAAAATAAACAATATGGACTTTAAAGAATTTTTTGAAGATTTAGACGAGATAATAAATGGAGGTATATTTAGCAATCTTGAAACTGAAAACATAGGAGCATTTATGTCATTTTTAGACGAGGGTAGTAAAAAAGAAACCCCATTTAGGCTAAGTGATAACAATGCTCACCCTAATTCCTCCACTATAAATTAAAAAATAATTAATTAAATTAAAAAATAAAAGTTATGACATTAGATTACAAATTGATTAAAGACATAGAGTTTGATGGTATTAACCATAGTGACTATCCCGATTATTGTGATGCTTATATTGTAAGAGCAGAATATAATGGAGAAGAAATGACTGAAAATCAACTTAACGAATTAAATAATGATATAGACTTTGTTTATGGAAAGTTAATGGATTATCTTAATTAAACTTATATTATTAACCTTAAAACTATAAATATGAAAGTAACAACTTTTTTGATAAGCACCACTGCATTTTTAATTATAATTTTAGCTATTATGTTAGCTATGATTTTAGAAACTACAATTCATTCTCATTCAGAGCCAACTGATTGTAGCTTTAGAATATATGTAGTAGATTCTTCTGTAGAAGTATTTGACAACAATACCTTTGTAGGAAGAGTAGAATTGCAAGGACAATTAGATAGTCTAATGACTGATTATTTACAATAAATTTATAAAGACATTAAACTTAACTATAAACCCTTTAATTGAATTACACCTAATAGTATATAATATCTGTTAGGTGTAGTTTTTAAACTATTAACATTAAAATTATTAACATTAAAAATTTTTAAAATGAAAGATCCAATTTTAACCAACCCCATTGACATTAAATTAGCTGCTTTAGTGGCTCGTAAAAAAGCTAAAAGCGTAGATAACAACCCTGTTGACCTAAATAAACTCTGGCCGAGTACATTATCTCCCAATACTAGAAGTGCGTTTACAAGTAGAGGGAATAACTATTCTCATATAGTAAAAGTAGATAGAAACTATAATGGTTAATTATAGTCTTAAAAAAAATAACTTGTTTAAAAAAATAATTATTAATTTTGCACTTAAATTTAATAGATATATGTTACAAAAAATAATAAAAAAAGTATTTCCACAAACTCACACTAGAATTTTTGATGAAGGCTATCTAAAGGCAGAGAAAGATGCAAAGACCCTTGTACTCACTGATGAGCAGAAAAATTGGTATTATTGGGAACAAGAAAAACAAAGAGAAAGAGCCATCAGAGATACCACTAGAAATTATTAAACCTAGCAAATAAAATCAAAAAATATGAATATATTCTATCTGTCTACAGATCCCAAAAAAGCCGCTGAGTACATGTATAACAAGCACGTAGTAAAGATGATACTAGAGTCGGCACAATTACTATGTACTGCTCATATCATTTCTGATGGAGATAAGGCTAATGTACCTTATAAAGTAACTCATAAAAACCACCCATCAGCGGTATGGGCAAGGGAGTCCATCTCTAATTACAAGTGGTTGTATAAACATATGATTGCACTAGGGGAAGAGTATACAAGACGTTATGGTAAACAACATTTAACTATATTAAAATGTAGTGATATGCTTAGGAATCCCCCTGTTAATGTAACCAAAACAGAATTAACCCCTATGCCACAATGTATGCCCGATAAATACAAAGTTCCAGGTAATAGCGTGGAAGCCTATTGGAATTATTACGAAGCGGAAAAAGTTAGTGTAAAAAATGCAAACGAATCTACAATAAAAAGACCTCAATAATATAGAACCAAACCAAATAAAAAAATTATAAATTATGATACATATAGTATTTAAACTTGAAAAAGAAGATTTATTTAGCAACGGAAAAACATACGAAGGTACTGTTTGCGAGGCTTACCAACAATGGGAAATAGAATACCCCAATGCAACATTTATGGGGTTGTATATTCATTGTATGAATTAATAATAAAAAACTAATTTATGAAATTATCATTAAATAAAACAAAATTGTACTATTATGATAGGGATTCACTCACCTTTAAAAAAGGCAAATGGATTAACGGACTATACCTATCTTTAATTTTAAATATGCTAATAATAGCAGGATTACTTTCTAATAATGTTTCAGTAAATATGAAATATACTAATATGTTAAGCATATTGAAGCAAAAAGAAAAAACTATTAAGCATTTAGAAGTAAAAAGCCAAGATAGTGCTACTGAATATACTGATTTCAGAAGAAGTTTGCCCCTTAAATTAACTCTAAAAGAAGAAAAAAGATTGAATCATTTGTACTTTACCTATAAAAGTTTAATAGATAAGCATCATTGTCCTCATAACTTATTATGGTATATTGCATTTAAAGAGTCTAGGTTAAATTTAAACGCTAAAAACTCTAGTTCTTCTGCTAAAGGTATGTTCCAATTTATAGATGGTACCTGGACTGCTATGTGTAAAAGAGGTGGAATGGATATTTTAAATAGATATTCTGAAGAAAAACAAGTAAAAATTATGTGTATTTATTTAGATTTTTTATTCGAAAAGTATAAAGATTGGCAATTAGTACATAAAGAATACACAGGCGGAGTTATACATTATAGACTACCTTATTACAAATAAATAAATTATCACCCTTAAAATTAAATTAAAATGACAAAAAAAATAGATAATTGCCCAGAGGGCGGAGACGGCATAGTAATTATACCCAAGCCTTCCTACTTGCTTCCAAAAGACTATTCAAGATGTATTTCTGTAGATTGCCCTGCTAGAGATTGTGCTAGGCTACAAAACTATCTTTATGATAGGCAAAGTGAAGAGCCTATATTTGCATCTGATTTTAGTCAAGACAAAAAAATAGAAGTAAAAGAAGATTGTGAATTTTACCTATGAAAGCAGAAGTCCAGGAAAAAGCAGTGAACGCTTTCCTATCCTCTAAAGATAGAAGATCCACTATTGCTCTAGCAGTAGGAATGGGAAAGACAAAGTGTGCTATTGATATTATTAAACACTACAGAAGCACTAACCCTTATTGTAAAATTTTATTTAGTGGTGCAAGACAAATTTATATTAAAAACTTTAAAGATGAATTAACTAAATGGGGTTGTTTGGAAAATAACATTACCTTTATATGCAATAAATCTTTGAAAAATTACAACGAAAAGTACGATTTGATTATTATAGATGAAATGCACAAGGAAAAAGATCTTATATTGGAAAATTGTTTGAGACTTATGAGAATAAACCCTGCGGTATCTATTCTAGGACTTACAGGTACTCCAAGCAATACTCATGAAATTCACAAATACTTTCCTATTTGTTATTCCTACCTTATCAATAATGCTATTGATAATAATTTATTGAATAATTTTCAAATGGTAGTGGTTAAGTATAAGATGACTCCTGAAGAAAAAAGTGTTTATGATTATCATCACAAAAATTATTTAACATCTCCATATAATGAATCCTACCCTCCTGAATTAGGCAAACTGAAGCAGTTCTTAAATACATTACCTAGCAAAGTGGCTCTAGCTAATAGACTAATTAATGAGAAATTTTCGGATAAAAAGTTATTAATATATGCAGGAAGTATTGAGCAAGGTGCTAGTTTTGGGTTTTCTCAGTTTAATTCTTCTATGGATAATAAAACTAAGAAGAAAAACTATGATGAGTTCTATCACTCTGAATCAGGTAGACTAGTAAATGTAGGAATCCTAAAAGAATCCGTTAGTATACCAAATTTAAAGTATGGATTTGTGCTAGGAATAGATAGCTCTCCTTCATCAAAAGAACAACTTATCGGAAGATTTTGCAGGATAGCAGTACATGAGAAAAGTTTTATATATTTCTTAGTAGCTGAAGGAACTTTAGAAGAAAAGTGGGTGTTGAATGGTATGGATAAATTTAAAGATAAGATAGCAGTAGTTAACCTTAGTAAAAATAAAAAATAATATGAGTAAAAGAGAAAAATTCACAGGTAATAAAAAAATAAATAGTCAAGAAGACATGAGTAAAGTATTGACAATAAAAACAATGAATGTTTTTATGGATATTGCAAAAGAAAATGAACTTCCTGAAAATGGATTAACTGCATATTTAGCAGAAGTAGGGTGCAATAATAAAGTATACGATGTAACTATATGTTTCACACCAAAAGGAGTTCTGGAGGAATTTGCTAATTCAATGAATGATTTTGAATCTGCAAAAAATATAAATGAATTATTTAAAAATTAATTTCCAATAAATTAACCAACTAAAAACTAAAAGAATGAAAAAGCAATTAAATTCTACTTACTTAGTAGCAGCGTATCTAAAGGAAAACAAAAAAAGCTACATTCATGACATGAAAAAAAAATGTAAAGCAAACAACGTAGGAGCAAGGGTAATGGCACTAAGACGTTCATTTGAATGGAAAATAGATACTATTTTAGAGGGGTACAAAGATGGCGTTGCGATATGGTATTATAAGTTAGTAAAGGCAAAAAAAATGCCAGAGCAGTACAATTTAAAGTCATTGAATAAAGCTAGTGCCTAACGTTCTGGCGGTTGGCGAAGGCGTGGCTACTACAAATGCTTAACCAAAGAACTAAACTTTATTAGCCATATTGTATAAATACCTTATTAGGCAAAATTATGATAAACGAAATAATAGAACAATACGAAGATGAAACATTCTTAAAGGCTGATGGGTTTGATGAAGCCATTATCGGAGTATGTGAGGACTTTAATGCTCCAGTTAGATTAATATATTCAGTTACAAAGTGTATAGAAATACTTATGAGAGATATGTCAGAAGAAGATGCAATGGAGCATTTTAGTTTCAATGTAAGTGGCGGTTATGTGGGGGAGAAAACTCCGATATGGTGTTGGGACAATTACGCCTAACGTTTCCACGCTTGGCGAAGTGGCTGAACCCGAAGCTAAATAGAATTACTAAACTTTAAAATTAAAAACAAATGTTGATAGAAGAACTAAACAGCCATTTTGCCAAGCCCCTGTTAGGCGATGTTTTTTCTAATCCTTATTTGATGCCATCCGAATACAAAGGAGAGTACACAAAGAATGGGGGATTAACCAAATTTCAACCACGCAAATGGACTGAAAAGGAAATTGAATGGGTAAATATGCTTAAAGCAAAAGGGTTTAATACAAAGCAAATTGCAGAATGTATTGATAGAGATGTAACGCAAGTTTCAATTAAGATAAAAAGATTAGGTAAAATGAATAAAACATACAATGACCCCCATAGAGCAGAGAAATATGCTACAAATGCAAGGTTTATAATTGATGCAAATATTGATAGTGTTTTAGATGTTTTTTCTGGAAGTAAAAGTGCTTATGAAACTTATGGATTAAAAAAACTGATTACAAATGATGTTGAAAATTCGTTTAGTACCGATTACAATTATGATGCTTTAACCTTTTGCTGTATGCAATATGCAGGTGGAAACAAATACGACCTTGTAGATTTAGACCCTTTTGGAAGTGCTTATGATTGCTTTGATTTAGCTATTAAGATGGCAAAGAAAGGATTAGTAATTACACTTGGGGAACTTGGACACAAAAGATTTAAAAGACTTGATTTTGTACGCAGATATTATGGAATTGAAACGCTTGAAGATTTTACAACTGATAATTTAGTAAAGCATATTATTAAGATTGGAGAACGAAATAAAAAAACGCTGATACCAATTTATGTAAAGGATTGGAGAAACATAGCAAGAGTATATTTCAAAATTGAGCAGTTAAAGATTACCGAACAATGGGATGTCAAATTGAAAACGGATGTTCTTTAAAATATCGCCTAACTCGCTGCTTTACGAACTTTTTGTAACACAAATTAAACTTAAATGCCAATAAATACCGAAATATTAAACATAAGAATATCAAAAGAGCAAAAGCAAACCTTAGATAAATTAAAAGGATATAACGTAAATGTTTCGCAGTTTGTTAGGAATGCAATCAAAGAAAAAATAGAGCGTGATTATGATGACCTTAAAGAAAAAAGCAAAAAAGAATATTGCCCATTTTGAAAAAAAAATAATACATTTGCACCTAAAAAAATAATAATTATGTTTAATAAAGAAAAAGACAGATTAAGTTATAGTTCTCTCACTAGACTTATAAAAGATGGAGTACAAGGATTTTTAAACCCTGTATACAAAAGAAACAATGCTTTAGAGAAAGGGTCTATTATAGATAAGATAGTTTTTGATGAGCCTATCACTGAAACTATTATAGATATTCCTATCCCAAAGCCTCAAATTAAGGCTATTATTGAAAATATTTTTACAGAGGAGTATAACTACGACCTCTCTGCGGAAAACTTAGAAAAGGTTTGTGGTATATTAGATGTGAAATCTAAGAATTTTGAGAAAATAAAAGAATCAGTTTTAGAATTTCCAGAATATATTGAATATGCAAAAAATCCAAAAGGTAAGTTTCTAAAACCTAATTTTGAATTAGGAACCTCTATTGCTAACAATGTATTAAAGGACAGAGAAGCCACCTATTTATTCAGTAATGGTAAGGCTCAGTTTGAGTGGAGTTTTCAATACAGAGGGTATAACTTTTTTATAAAGACAGATTATTTAAAAGTGGATCATGATAGACAAGAGATTATTATCACTGATTTGAAATCCAGCAGCTACCCTCCGAAATTTCCTGATAGTGTGCAAAAATATTTGTATCACTTACAGGGGGCTTTATATACAAAAGGGGTGGAAGACTGGATAGAGAAAAATGATTTGAACCATTATGTACTAAAAACTTTTCATTGGGTGGTATGCAATTCTACCAAAGTAGATAGTGTGCTAGTATACCCCCTATCTTATAAAGACGAGATGGAAGGTAAACGTATTTTAGAGGAAACTTTGGATAAGATTGACAAGTACATTGAAAATGATTGGCAAGAAATCCCTGAAGAAGATAGCTTAACTTTTTTCTAAATGACAAACCACATAATCACAAAAAACAAATCCTTTTTCCAAAAAATAGGGGAGTATAGTTACTGTAATCTTGAAGACATGGTGCTTCCTGAAATAATAGCAGTAGATACAGAGACTACTTCCCTCTCTGCCTTTGAGGGGGAAATATTTGCCATTCAAATAGGAACAGGGACAAATAATTATCTAATTGATTTGCAGACACATAAAGAGAATATAATTAATTTAGAGGAAGTTATGCCTTTTATATTGGATAAGGTTATGATATTTCATAATAGTGCCTTCGATTTGAGTTTCTTCTTTATCAAGAATTACTTCCCTAAAAAAGTGGGAGATACGATGTTGGCATCTATGATTCTACACAATGGAGAATTCGGAGTATCACATTCTTTTAAGAATTGTATGCAAAGAGAGCTAGGGGTTATATACGACAAAACAGAACAAGCTAATATTGCTAGAGTTCAGTTATCGCAGCCATCCACAATTCAATATTGCTTTAATGATGTTGATAGACTATTAGAGTTACACAATGATTTAGTGATTAAATTAAAAGATTATGAAGCCATAGATTCTTATAAATTGCATTGTAGACATATCAGGGCACTTACATATATGGAGTTATGCGGACTTCCAATATCAAAGGATAGGTGGAAAGCAAAAATGGATAAAGATTATTCCCAATACAAAAAATGTGAGAGAGAAATAATTGATTATATTTTTGACACCCTGCCTAAATATAGAGTTTTACAGATGGATATGTTTAGCAACGAAAGGAAAGTAAATTGCCTATTAAGTTCTCCTAAACAAATGATAGAAGTGTTTAAAGATTTAGGTATAAATGTCACTTATAAAGAAAAAGGAGAGATAAAAGAAAGTTTAGAAAAAGGAGTTATAGCTAAGTCAAATCATGAGTTTGTAAAAATGTGGCTTAAATATAAAGAAGTGGAGCATAATGTAACTACTTTTGGAGAGGGTATTTATTCTAAAATAAGGGATGGAAGAATATACACCCACTTCAAACCGATAGTAGACACTGCTAGACTATCTTCAAGAAAGGGAGAGATAAACTTTTTAAATTTTCCCTCTAACAAAGAAACAAGAGAATGTTTCGTGGCAAATGAAGGATTTGACATTATTGTAGCTGACTACGCAGGGCAAGAAACAGTTGTAGGGGCTGATATTACTGGAGACCAAGCCATGATTTCTTCTATAGTGGAAGGAAAGGACTTACACTGTGCCTTTGCTAGAGTTCTCTACCCTGAATTATTAGATCTTTCTGACGAAGAAATTATTAAAACCCATAAAGCCAAGCGAAATGCTTCTAAAGCACCTAGATTTTGTTTCCAATTTGGAGGCACTGGGTTTACTTTAGCAGAGAATGAAGGATTATCTATAGAGGAAGGAGAACGTATTGAAAAATTATTCAAAGAATTACATAATGGAGTGTACTCTTATGGGGAAAATAAGCTAAAGGAAGCTTTAGAATTTGGGTATATTCAATATGCAATGGGATTTAAATTAAAGCTACCAATGTTTGATATTTTCAAAGACCTTGATGAGAAGATTTCAAATATGGATAGAGATTTTTGGAATAAATATAGAGTGGGTAAGCAAGAAAATCTGAAATTTGAGAAAGCTAAAGATAAAGGGAGTTCGTATGTAATATCAGATATGGGGGCTTACAATTGCTTTAATGCAAATAAACTAATGATGAAGGATTATTTCAGTTTAAAATCTCAGTATATGAGACTATGCTTAAATGCTCCTACACAAGGCACTGCTGCCCATCAAACTAAAATGGCTACAGTATTGTTATTTAATGAAATTGAAAAAAACAATGACTATTGGAAAGCGAGAATAGCAAATGTAATACATGATGAGATAGTTTTGGAAACTGAGACTCTCCTATCAGAAAAATATGCTAGAATACTGGAAAAGAGTATGATAGAGGGGGGTAATATATTTCTCACCAACCCTACACTATTTATGAGTGCTGAAAGTAATATTGGAAAATCATGGTATGAAGCCAAATAAATTAAATTTAAAGTTATGAGAAGAAAGACAGTAAAAAAATCCAACACCACAACTCCTAGAAAAAAGAAAAAGGTAGTTAATCCTAGAGTAGTGAGAGAATATTGTGGAGGTACAATGACCAAATCAGCTTTTTTTGGTGCCATTAGAGCTTTTTTAAGACAGAGGTGGTTATACTCTTGTCCTTTTAGAAAAGAGATACTTAAAAGGGCTTATTCTGCCTTGTTAAAAAAATGGCAATGCAATCATTGTAAAAAAATGTTCTTAAAAAAAGATGTAGAAGTAAATCACATTGAGCCCTGTGGTAGTTTAAGGGATTACTCCGAAATAAAACCATTCCACGACAGGCTATTTGTAGAGGATCTAAACAAGCTAGAGGTGCTTTGTAAAGATTGTCACAAAAAATTTACAGAAAAAAGTAAAATAACGCTTGACATTTGAAAAAAATATATTAATTTTGCAGAAGTTTTTTAAAACAAAGGGAATATGAGTTACGAAGAAATGGGAAAATTAGCTATTAATCTTCCCCAATTAAACATTATCCAATACTTAATAAAGAAAGGGTTTATTAGAAATATACATCTTACAAAAATAAATACTAATAATCCTTTAGATTTTGAAATAACAGAGTTTGGTAAAGCTATTCTTAATGGAGAAAAATATCAACCTCTTGTTTCTGAACAATTCTTAGATGAATATATGATATTATTTAGTAAACAAAATTTACAAGGAATAAATAAAAAAGCATTTAGTCCTAAAAATAAAGTTATAACTAAGTTAGAATCATTTATGAAAAAGTATAAAGTTTCTAGTGAAGAAATTCTAGACGCTGTTAACTATTACCATCAAAATGCTGACGATATTCGTTATACATTGGATGCTCAATATTTTATTGAGAAAGAGGGAGGCAGCTTATTGTTAGATACTATTAATGAAATGAAAGAAGGAATATTTAGTGACCAAGATAAACTCGTATTTTAATGGATATTTTAAAAGTAATAGAAGAGAGCAGGGATTCATTAATACTAGGACATATTAATAGTATTCCTATGCCATTCAACGGAACAAGAAAATCCTTTAGTGGTATATTTCCAGGGGCACTTGTGTGTGTTACTGCTGAAACCTCTGTAGGTAAAACTTCTTTGGCCAAGTACTTATATTTATTTAGTGTTGCTGATTATATTTTAGATGACCCTGCGTTTAAGTCTTTTAAATATAAATGTATATGGTTTGGATTAGAAGAGTCTGAGGAAGAATTTGATATTAGTATACTACAATATGCCATCTCTAAATATTTCAATAAACATTGTACACAAGATGAATTATTAAGCAGGATAGAGCCTATTTCGGAAGAAGTAATTGCTATGATAAAATCAGATCCTGTTCAAAGGTATTTCGACACTGTAAAATCTTTCACCAAATTTGACGACCAAACTGGCCATGCTACAGGTATTTATAAAACTTGTCAAGAGTATTCAAAAGAAATTGGTGAGCACCATTATAAAGAAAAACAATTGGGTGGGGGGAAAGTGATTAATATTTACAGTCATTACACTCAAAACGACCCTAATGAAATAGTGGCAGTAGTTATAGATAACGTAAACATTTTGGAATTAGAGAAAAATGAATTAGGAATGTCGCTTGATTTGTCAGGATGTATAGATAGACTTGTGAATACTTATATGAGAAAGCAAGTTACAAAGCATTGGAAATGGCATGTATGTTGTGTACAACAGCAACAAATGGCAGCAGGGGACCTAAACCACTATAAAGCAGGTAAGCTTGAGCCTGAGCCTCAGAAATTAGGAGATAATATAAAGGTAGCAAGATCTTACCAAGTTATCTTAGGATTATTTTCTCCTTATAAGCACAAAATGACAAATTACTATAAGTATCCGATTTTAGCTTCTGATAGAGTAGATGGCTTTGAAGAATGCTTTAGAACTATTCATATTTGTAAAAACCGATTCGGTAGAACAGGAGTTGCAGAACCTTTGTTTTTCAACCCTAAAGGCTTTAGTTTTTTCAGTATGCCAAAAAATGATGACACCCAAAATTTAAACCAATTATTAACCTATAAACAAAAAATTTTAAAAGATGAGTAATTTAACATTGCCAACAGGGAAGATTGCCCCTTCAGTAGTCAATCCAAGAACTATGGTTATTTTTAGCCAGAAAAAGACAGGGAAAACCCACGCACTCAGTGAGTTGGAGGATAACCTGATTATTAACTTCGAGCACGGAGCAGATTTCTATGAATCCATGAGGATTAACATAGATTCCCTGCAACAGTTTGATGAATTAGCTAAACTTTTCCACAAAGAAACCCCTCATTACAAGTTTATTACCCTTGATACGGTGACTTCTTTGAAAGAAAAACTATTAAATCAATTAGCAGTGAGAACCTATAACAAAGATACAGGTAAATCAGAAGCTGCTGACTTTGATATTGATAGACTAGAGTATGGAAAAGGTCAAGTCTATAAACGAGAAGCCTTATTCAAAATTATGGAATTCTTTACAAGATTCTGTGATACGTTGATTATTGTAGGACACGTTTCGGATAAAAGTATTTCTACTTCAGGACAAACAATTAAAGAGCTGAATCTTGAAGGTAAGTTGAAAGATTTACTTGCTCTAAGAGTAGATGCAATTGGGTATATGTATAGAAATACAGAAAAACCAAATGTAAATATGCTTTCATTTATCCACTCTGAAGAAATTGTAGGGGGCACAAGATGTAAGCACCTTAGAAACAAGGAGTTTGAAATCTCAGAACTTATAAATGATGATAAGCTAGAGACTCATTGGGACAAGATTTTTATTTAATAACACACAAACAATATTTTTAATTTTTAATTTTTTTAAACATGAACAACAATGTCAAAACGTCATCTGGTTCAGGAACCAGAAAACTATTCTACGGAGTATCTACTTTTATTCCTAGTATGATTAACCCTAACAAAGCTGCCCTAGCCTCATTCTTAGGAAAAGATTTGGAAAAAGACCCTGAATATCTATCTACAAAAGATATAGATGGTAAGCAAGTGAGAATATTAAAGATTGATATTTGGGGAACTCTTCCTCAAGCCGAAAACACAAAAACAAAGATTACATTTTGGCTTGAAGCTAGACCCGATATTTCAAGAAGTGGAAAGCAAAAATACATTAATGGACAAGGGCTTACTTCTTATAATGAAGACCCTGCTGTTATGAATAAAAACAAAGTGTGGTATTATGGAGACAACCAAAGAAAAGCAATGGTGGGAGAAGATGCTTTAGTGGACTTTTTCATAACCTTGAAAAACTGGGAAACTGAGTTGTCAAAATACACTCTGAAAGATGGAGATGTTCCAAGTATTTTTCTTCCATTAGAGAAATTGTTTAAGCAAGATTATTCTGACATAAATCCGTTATTTGAAGAAGGAAGAGGAATCAAAGTTTATGTAGGTATTCGTTCAAGTGAAAGTAATGGCAAGACATATTATGATATGGATATTTATACCAAAGCTTTCATAAAAGACTATCCTGGGATTAAAAGCTTTGATAAAATTATCAATGCTCTAAAAGGAGAGTATTCTGCATTTAAAAAGAATATTGCCCCAATCACATCTAACTTCCAAGAATTTGACCCAAATGAATTGATGGCAGAAGGCACTGAAGAAACAATGGCTTCCTCGTCAAATAATATGGCATTTGATGATGCACTTCCTTTTTAATCAATAATTATGTTCACTTTAGATCAACAGAGCGATATATGGAGAAATTACTTTGGAAGTTGGGAAAGTAAGGGTACTTATAGTAATCCGCTAAGGCATGATAAAAGCCCTAAATGCTATTTTAAAGTTATCAATGATAAGATTTTATTTATAGATTGGGCACATCATCCTACACATTCTGACTGTATTTCTTTTGTATCGCAAAAGTATAACTTAACAAATAAAGAAGCTATTACAAAAATAAATTATGATTTAAAGTACACGGATAGAGTGAAGGGAGGTTTTTCAGGAGAAAACAAAGGGGTGGCAGTAACACCCCTTTCTTCTTCTGTAAATAAAGATAAATACACTCAACAAGTAGCCGAGAAGATAAATTATTCTGTAATAAAGAAAAACTTCTTTGCAAAGGAAGATATTGATTACTGGAAAAAATTTGGTATTACAGAAGCTACATTAAAAAAATATGATGTATGCCCTGTAAAGTTTGTTTTACGAAACGGAGTACTAAACTATTCTAGTAGTGAATATAATCCTATATTCGGATACTACCAAAATAATCAGCTTTTTAAAGTATATAATCCACTAGGTATTCCTATGCAAAAGTGGAGAACAATTAAAGCAGTGCTAGAGGGCTACCCACAACTTGAATACAAAACAAATGTATGCTTTATCACTTCTTCTTTAAAGGACACTATGTGCTTAGATTCTTTAGGATATGATGCATTTAATCTTCCAAGTGAAAATAGCTACAAAATACTACTTCCTATAATTGAAGAACTATTCAGCAAGTTTGACCATGTTTTCGTATACCTCAACAATGACGAAGCGGGCAAGAGATTTTCAAGACTATTAACCCTAGAGATTGATAATAGATTGAAATATATCAACAACCCTTCTTATTGGGCACAAACAGATCCTTCTGATGTTATCAAAGATTTAGGAGTAGATTCTTTAAAGGAAGTTATAAAAGAAAAATTTTCAAGAGACAAGGTTATTTTAACAAATAAAAATTAATAAAAATGATAGTAAAAATAAAAAAATTGAGTGAACTTGCGGTGATACCAGCTTACGGAAAGCCAGGAGACGCAGGAATGGATTTAACCGCTACAAGCTTAACTATTGATGAGTTCGGAAATTACGAGTATGGAACAGACTTAGCTATAAAAATCCCAGAAGGGCACGTTGGGCTTATATTCCCAAGAAGTAGTATTTGCAAGGTGACACAATCATTGACAAATTCCGTAGGAGTTATAGATTCGCAATACGTTGGAGAAATAAAATTCAAGTTCAAGCCTACTATGAAAATGCCTAATGGAAACGAAAAAGCAAAATCAATGTATGAGGTGGGAGAAAGAATAGGGCAATTGATAATCATGCCTTACCCTAAAATAGAATTTGAAGAAGTGGATGAATTACCTACAACTGAAAGAGGAGATGGGGGATTTGGCAGCACAGGATTTTAATAAACTAAATAAAATTTCAAAGCTAAAAAAATTAATCACCATTGTTTATTAAAAAACCAGTATATTTGCATAAAATTAAAATTATTTATTATGACCACACTTGAATACATATTATTGGCCGCTAACATACTAGGGATGGTGACAATTTACATTCTACAAAAAGAATATAAAAGGATTAACAAAGAATACAAAGAATATCTACTAGAATCAGTTACATTTTTTGAAGACACCTTAAAAGATTTGGATAAACTTCAGACCGCTTTAGATGAGGTTAAAACAAAACCAGTGGTTAAACCAAAAACTCCTAAAAATGAGAAAAAAACAATCACTAAATAGGATTGTAAAAGAATACAAAGACGCTACAAGACAGGAAATATGGGAAGGAGTTAGAGATAACTTTATTTGGGGCTTTCTAGGGTCTATAATAATAGTATTTGTCTCTACTAAATCTGATATTGCTGTCTTGGGGTCTTATATAGTTTATTATACATTTTTAAGCAAAATTATTAATAGGCCAAAATACGTTACAGATTTAGGCAAATTAGTGGTATTCCCCTATCCTTCAGCATTAGGTGCCTTTACAGGATATAAAATATCTTCATACATTTTAACTCTTATTTAACATGAAAGACAATTTAAAAAAAATAATTCCTTTATTAGTATTTCAAAATAGTAGTTTTTATGAAATACTTGTCATACAAAACTCTAATAATAAAGTAATTAAGCATTACATGGTAGATAGTTTACAAAATTTAATGGCTAATTACGATGAAATGAAACGTATTGCTGATTATTTAGATGCTAGTGTATATATTAAACTAGGCTCTTATTCTAAAGAAAAACTAGGATATAAAATAATAGAAACCTTGTCTAAAAAATTAGAGAAGCAAGAATTAAACTACTCTTTATTAATTGAGGAATCTATCGACAACTTAAAATCTAATTTTGAGCATTGGATAATAGATATAGATTTTAAAGATGTATCTGATACTGATATTATTAAAATTCAAAAGGTAATTAATGATTGTGAACCTGGAGGTAAAAATATTATAGCAGAGATACCTACACCTAATGGGGCACATATTATTACAAGGCCCTTTAATACTAACCAATTCATAACCCACCAAGATGTCTTTTATAAATGCAAAGTGAATAAAGACAGTAGTACAATTTTATATACTAATATTAAATAAAAAATTATGGCAAAAGCAAGAATAGATTACGATTTAAGTGATCCTGATGATTATAGGGAGTTTAAACAAGCTGTTGCAAGTTCTGCTATGGCATCTGCTTTGTTTGAATTAATATATAACACTAAAAAAAAATTAGAGTTTGAACTTGATAGTAAAGAAGATATTGATAAATATGGTGCTTTAGAGATTGTTTTTGAAAAAATACAATATATTTTATCTAAACATAATATTAACACAGAAGAACTATTTGATTAAAATAATCTCAAATAAAATTAAAATTTTTTTATATTTTTGTAGTTACTAAATTACAAATCTATAAAATGAAAACACTTAAATTATTGATTATAAGCTTGTTAGCTTGTATGAACATTTATGGACAGACAGGTCCAGCAGCACCTTCCAGCGGAATATGGGCATTAATTGACACCGCTTATAATGTAGGAACAACTACACAAGGATTTACAAAAGCAAGAGTTACATTAAAAAATACCACCACTACAAAAGTAACAGGTGTGCAATTCAGAGTTTTTTATGACAAAGTTGCTTTTAAAAACTCAGTGGTTAGCTTAGTGGGAAGTACAACCAATCTTGATTTACAATATGTAACGGATTCTGTAAATGGATTTTCAACTATAACATTAATTTATACAGGTAATAGTAGTGCTTATTCCCTTGCTAATGGAGAGACTTTTGAACTTACTCTTACACATGCTGCTCCATCTATTTTTAATAATTTAACTTTTATAGACTCTTTGAAATTTTCAGGAGTATCTACCTTTCCACAATATGCTTCTACACAAGCAGGAATGGACACAACTTTAGGACTATACAGTTATAATGGAGAATTCAAAAGACCGAAACTTAGCTTCAAAGGTACATTCGCAAATGTGAATGGAACTGGAGCTAAAAATTTAACTTTATCTTTAGAAAAGAAGCCAAAAGCAGGGTCATCTTGGACTCAAGTAAACTCTTATAAAACTAATACATCAGGTAAATTCTCATTCTCAGAAATATTAGATACAACATTCTGGGATGTTAGATTGGCTGTTAAAGGAGATACAATGGGTGTAGGTAATGTAGTATCTACAACAGACGCTCAATTGATTAACCAATGGGTGTTAGGAGTTGGTACTCCGAAAGATTTTGATTTCTATACAGCGGATGTAAATGGAAACTCTAATATTACAGTGGCGGATGCTTTTGGAGTATTTGGAAGAGTGGCAGGAAGAATAACAAGTTGGTCTAATAATGTAAAAGATATTAAATTCTTTACAGCAGCAGAATATGCTACAATTACAGGAACGCCTACAACAAACTATACATCAACTATTTCAGGTGTAACTAATTTTTACTTTGATATATTACCAGGACAACCTGACTCGGTTACATATTATGTAGTGGTTCCTGGAGATGCCAACTCTACGGGATACAATATGGCTAGAACAACTCCAACGGAAATACTTATAAATGGTCCGCAAGACTTAGACCCACAAACTCATAGAGTTATTGACACTAGAGTGGAATATGACTACCCAACAAATAATATTGAATTAACTATTCCTAAGTTAAATGTTAACGAAGGAAATATGGTTAGCATTCCTGTAAGTTTAAAGTCAGATAGTGTTAGTGTATTAGCTTTGCAATTTGGATTGAAATATGATAGTAGCTTATTATCTTTCAAAGGAATCTATTCAAGTGCAAATGCTCAAAAATGGATTACTTATGTGAACCCTAATGAAGGAGAAATATCTTGGGGAGGCTATGATCCTACCACTAATAACAATGCTTTAAAAAATGGAGATGAAATAATCACTTTCCAATTTATAGCTTTGAAACCCCAAGCAGATTGGGGTGTGAGTCCTCTATTCACCTCTAATAAATTTGCAGGAAACTTTACCTCAAAAGATTTATCTATAACTCCTAGTCATAATATTATACAAGTTAGAAAAATGTCTCCCACTAATATTGGTAGAATTATAGATGCTAACACTATGGAAGTTTATCCAAATCCTACAACGGGAATTATAGATATTGTTTTTAATGTAGAAGAAAGCACAAATGCCACATTGGCGGTATATGATATGTTGGGAAGTTTGCGTATTAAAGTGTTAGACGAACTTGTTGCTAAAGGGCAATTCACTTATAGAGCAGATTTAGGAAACTTATCAGCAGGAGTTTATACAGCAAAATTACTCCTAAATAATAAAGGAGTATTAGTATCAAAAATTATTAAGCAATAAAAATAAATATTATGTCAGAAGAAATTCAAAATGATGGTTCTATGGATAGTTTGAAAAAAACTATTATTGGAGCAATAGGTACATTAGTTACAGCAGCAGGTGTGTGGGCTTCTACACATTTGTTTGGGGGAGAAACTGAGCACAAGGAAGAAGCTAAAACTGAAACAGCAGCTCCTGCTCCTATTGTAGTGAATATTGAAAACACTAATCAACAAAAGCAAAGTGCAGCTCCTACTACAATCATTAAAGAAAGAGTTGTAGAGAAGCCCACTAAAAAAGAAAAAGCTGAAGATGAAAGTCCTTGGTAGTCTAATCTTTTTACCTCTTTTTGCTTTCTCTCAAATAGGTTCTATTAAAACAGAAGCTTATGTAGCTGATTTTGAAAAGAAACAGAGTTTGGCAGTTGTATCAGATTATGATGATACATTGCAAATTCCTATTTCTATTCTTAAAATAGGGTTTAATGAAGAATTATACGAATCTTATCCTGAACTTAAAGAAAAGAAAGTGGGGCTTGGTGTAACCAACATTGTCACTGAATATTTCTTAAATACAAACCGTTTTGTAATCACTGAAGATAAAGCAGAGATTAAAAATAAAATGATTTCTCAGGATAAAGCATCTAGAAAAGGAATCTCTTCAAATAAGATGGAAGTGTTTGGTAATGTATTATTAGCTAACTACTTTGTTTATATTGAAGTATATGATTTTTCTGTATCAGAAGATGAAGTGGTAAAAATGAATGGCAAAGCAGAGGCAACTCAAACAACTAGGTTGGGATTGCAATGTAAATTTGTAGATGCTACTACAGGAGAAATCATAGTGGGTTCAGGATTAGGAGAAGCTAATACTGTTAAAAAATCTTCCATCCTTGCAGATGTTGATGATATTAAATTTAATCAATCCACTATAGGAATCACCACCAAGAAATCTCTTGAAACCGCAGCATCTAGGGTTATAACGAGATTAATTAAAAAAGGTGTCTTTAAGAAATAAACTAATAGCTTTATTACTCTTATTAAATGTAAACACTTTTGTTTACTCTCAAACCTATTCCTATCAATATACTGACCCTTGTACACAAGTAGCTAAAACTATTAGTGTCCCCATTAATGGGAGTACAAAAGTTTCCTATTATGGAAACACAGAAAATTTCACATACTATGATTTTGTTTCAGGGGCGTTTCAAACATGGTCAGATAATTTATTCAATAAATTTAAAAACAGTTCACCTTGTGGAGAGGCTATTGGTACTCCCACAGTTATGAATATTGGACAAGGACAAGTGCTTAACACTGTAGGAATTATAAACTCTATATCAAACATTGCAGAAACTGTTGGTTCAGCTACATCTAGTATGTCAGCAAATATAGCATCTTCTATAATGCCAAGCTCAAGTTCAATGGGAGAAGGACCTTCTGTATCTACAGAGTCAGGGGGTAACTTAGGGGGTGTAGGTTCTACAAGTAGTGGTGCACCTAGTGGAGGATCTTCATCTGAAGAAGCTTCTGGAGGTAGCACAAATATTTCAGCAGGAGGTACCAACTCTGTGAGAGGAGCAGGAGGGTCTAGTGGTGGAGGAGGCAAAGCCAATAAACCTGGAAGTAAAGAAGGGGGGAAACCCGCTATTGTAGCTTCATCTGATTTTGTAGGATTTAGCTTTAAAGATTCTGAGAAACCTTTAGGAGTTAAAGGGACAGGAGGTTACACTTCTATGAGATGGGATGGGGCGTGCTCATCAGGAATATTATTTGATTACACATCTGCACAGGCGGGGCCAAATATAACAGGGTTCTATGCTTGGATAAATCCTTCTAATATAACAATAGCTTCTGGCACTGTAACATTCTCTTTAGAGGGAGGAGGAAGTGCCTATTCCACTGTAGCTTTTGGCCAAATGAAAACATTTAAAAAGATTAAGAAGTTAAAACTTATCTATTTAGGAACATTATCTATGGGGAAAGTGTTTAAAGAAGGGTTTATAGGTACCGCTATTATAACAGGAGGGATGTATGATTTAAAGTTACATAAAAGACTAGATGTTAAGCTAACTAATCTAATTGTGTATTCTCCTTATGTAAGTTATTATAACGATGTACTTATGAAATCTCCCTTTGTAATGCTTCCTAGTGTGGGGGTAAATGTGGGAGTGACAAAAAGATTTAAAGTAAACATAAATATTGGAGGGGCTTGGCAAGTGGGGCAAAGTGCATTAAATAACACTATAACTTTCGGCACAAGATTATTATTATGAGAATTATAATTATATTATTTTTTATTTGTAATATAGCTATAGGGCAAAACTTTACCTATTCAGGATTTATTTATAACTCTAATGGTACAGGAGCAATAAATGTTCCAATACAAATATATAAAAGAACCACTCCTACATTAACAGGATTTACATCTCAACAAAACTATAATGGACATTCTTATTATAGATCTACAGGAAATGCGTTTTGGACAGATGCAAGACAAGCTTGTGCAAATATGGGAGGATATTTAGTAACAGTGACAAGTGCTGCTGAAAATAACTTTCTATTTGGATTATGGCCTTCAGGATGGATAGGATTAACAGATGAAGTAGTAGAGGGACAATGGAGATGGGTTACAGGAGAACCCTACTCATATTCTTCTTGGAATCCTGGAGAACCTAATAACGCAGGGAATGAAGATTATGTTCAATTCGTTGGAGGAGGTAGATGGAACGACTTACCTAATGGTATAGCTCTTCCTTATGTAATTGAATTTGATTATATTGTAACTTTTACTTCTTGGGTATTACATAAAACAATATACACAGATGCAACAGGTAGATACACTATTAATGAGACAAGTAACCCTGCTACAGAATGGTATATTCAAATAAATGCCCCCACTCCTGTAACAACTTTATCTTTAACAGATATGCAAAATGTCTCAAATGTTATATTAGGTAGAACCGCTAGAAGAAGTTTACATTGGAATATGTATGATGTAAATGGAGATGGTAGGATAACTATATCTGACCAATACTATATTAATTTAAGAAGAACAGGAAGGGTTAATAATTGGGTTACAATGACTGCTTCTAGGTTATTTACCACAACACAATATTCTTCTTTAAATACAGGAACTACAGATTTAAGAGCCACTGTTCCTGGATTAAATTCTATTACAATTAATTCTCCTATATCAGGGACTACAAATGCAAACTATTATTTAATAGCCCCTGGATATAGAGGGCAAATAACTTATTAACTATGAGATTTTTATTATTACTATTAGCAATTCCTTTTCTTTCCTACTCACAATGTGTAAAAATTCAAGAGATTAAGTCCTCTGTTGAGATAAAAGAATTAGGAAATAGAGATGTAAAATTTGGGGTGAAACAAATGGCAGAAGATATGCTTTCTTCTAAGTTTTGTCTGTCAGATAGTGGAGAACAAATATTCATTGATATATTTTATTTTGGTCTTCCTAAAAAAAGTTTAAGGATTATGGGTATAGAAGAATCTGTTCAAACGACAGAAATTGGCATTCAATTAAAATATAAAGGAAAGAAATATGAAGAATATGGAGAGTCAGAGTCTGAGATTCATGCAGTTATGTTAGAACTTACAGATGGAATTCCTTTTTCTAAAATGACTGTCTCAACTTCTATAAAAAAAGCTCTAGAAAAAATTATAAAAAAGATGCCTTAATAAAAAAATTGTTGTATTTTTGCAACATGAAATTATTTATTTTCCTATTAATTTTTACTACATCTTCTTTTGGTCAAATAAAAATTGCTGATGTTGGTCCTAATTGGAAAAACAGAGTGGATTCTGCCTTAATCTTAATTAAGAAATACGATTCCCATAAATACAATCTTTTATTAAAGCACTGTAAAAACATTGGATTTTCAAATCTAAAATTCTCCACCATAGAGGGAGATAACACTATTATACTTTCCACTTATGATGTAAGCGGAGGTAGCTTAAATAATATAGCATCAGCTATTGTTCACGAATCAGCACATTTATTTTTCTACAACTCTAATTTCTTTTCTACTGCATCCGAAGAAGAGAGAATTTGTTATAGATATGAGTTAGATTTTTTGCTTAAAATCCCTAATTGTGAAAAGTATTTAATCAACAATGCTTATAAAAATATATTTACCAATTAAATAATTTATTTATACTTTTGCAACCCCTTTTTTACCCTGTAAAAAAATTATTATTAACTTTTAAAAAATTATCAAAAAAAATGACACAAAATGACAAAGAATTAGGTAAAAATATTTTTCAATTTAGAGAAAATATACTGCCTTATGAGTATCCTGAGCTATTGGAGTATAAAAAAGCTATAAGACATTCTTATTGGCTAGAATCTGAATTTAACTTTACTTCAGATATAAATGACTTTAAGATAAAAGTAAATGATTCTGAGAGAGAGGCAATAAAAAGAACAATGTTAGCTATCGCTCAAATAGAAGTTAAAGTAAAAACTTTTTGGGCAGATATGTATAAAAGAATGCCTAAAACTGAAATTGGAGATGTAGGTATGACCTTCGCAGAAAGTGAAGTTAGACATAAAGATGCTTATGCTGAATTATTAAATGTATTGGGGTTGCAGAAAGAGTTTGAAACTTTAATAGAAGTTCCTGCTATTAAGAATAGAATAAACTATTTAATGAAATATTTAGATGGTACTAGAAGCAAGGACAACAAGATGTATACAAAAAGCGTATTATTATTCTCTCTATTTATAGAACACGTTTCTTTGTTCAGTCAGTTCTTAATTATGATGTCTTTTAATAAAGAAAAAAATCTTTTTAAAGGTATATCTAATGTAGTGGAAGCTACAAGTAAAGAAGAAGATGTTCACGGTAATTTTGGAGTGGAAATAATTAACATTATTAAAAGAGAAAACCCAGAATGGTTTGATGAAGAATTTGAAAATTTAGTTTATTCTGCGTGTAAAAAAGCATATATAGCTGAATGTGGAGTAATAGATTGGATATTTGAAAAAGGAGAATTAGACTTTTTATCTAAAGAAGTTATTCAGCATTTTATCATGAATAGGTTTAACAACTCACTTATAAAAATAGGTATGAAACCTGTGTTTAGTCCTGATATTACTTTACTTGAGAAAACAATGTGGTTTGAAGTAGAAATAACTTCAACAAAAGAGGGGGACTTTTTTTATAAAAAGCAAATAGATTATTCAAAAAAAACTAAATCAATTACAGAAGATGACTTATTTTAAAAATTACTGGTTAAATGAGGAAAGCAGAACTTTCCTAAGTAGAGGGTACATTACAGAAACTCCTGAAGAGCGTATTAAGCATATTGCTTACACAGCAGAGAAAATCTTAAAAATTGAAGGATTTGCTGATAAGTTTGAAAACTATATGCAGAGAGGTTTTTATTCTTTATCCACTCCTGTTTGGAGTAACTTTGGTAAAAATAAAGGATTACCTATTAGTTGCTATGGTTCAAATGTAGATGATTCTTTGGACAGCATTTTAAATGCTGCAAGAGAAATAGGCTTAATGTCTAAATATGGTGGCGGGACTTCTGCTTATTTAGGTAACATTAGATCTAGGGGTACTAAAATTTCTACAGGAGGTTTAGCTGACGGTCCTACTCACTATGCTAAAATATATGACACTGTTATAGACACATGTAAACAAGGTGAATCTAGGAGAGGAGCTTGTGCAATATGGCTTCCTATTGAGCATGAAGACATAAATGAATTTTTGGAGATAGGAAGTGATGGTAATCCGATACAGAATTTACAATTTGGTATTACTATTACAGACGAGTGGTTAATCTCAATGAAAGAGGGGGATTCCTCTAAGAGAAAGATTTGGGCAAAAGTAATTGAAAAAAGAACTGAATTTGGATTCCCTTATTTGATGTTTAAAGACAACACTAATAATAACACTCCTTATAAAGATTTAGGATTAACTATCAATCATAGTAATTTATGTAGTGAAATACAATTACCTAATAATGAATTTGAATCTTTTGTTTGTTGTATAGGTAGTATTAATCTTTTACATTGGGATGAGATTGTAAATACAGATGCTATTGAAATATATACGCTTTTTTTAAATGCTGTTTTAGATGAATTCATTCAAAAATCTGAGAATTTACCTGGTATGAAAAGAGCTTATAGATTTGCCAAAAATCATAGAGCTATTGGAGTAGGAGTATTGGGCTACCATTCTTTGTTGCAATCAAAACTAATTGATTTTGAATCATTAGAAGCAAAACTCTATAATCATAGTATTTTTAAAATATTAAAAGAAAGAACAGAAAAAGCTTCTCAAGAGTTGTGTAAAACAAAGGGAGTATTCTCTATTAGAGAAGGATTTGCTAACACTACATTGATAGCTATTGCTCCTACAAAATCTTCTTCTTTTATTTTAGGGCAAGTAAGTATGGGAATAGAACCAATTAAATCTAACTATTTCATTAAAGATTTAGCTAAAATTAAAACTGTATATAAAAACCCTTTCTTAATTGAAGAGTTAGAGAAGTATGAACTTAACACTACTGAGGTTTGGGAAAGTATTCTCAAAAACAATGGATCAGTTCAACACTTAAATTTCCCGTCAAAAGAAGTTTTTAAAACATTTTTAGAAATATCTCCTAAAGAAATTATTTTACAAGCAGCTCAAAGACAGAAGTTTATAGACCAGGCTCAATCTCTAAATATAACTATTCATCCTTCTATACCAGTAAAAGATATTAATCAACTATATTTATATGCTTGGGAAGAGGGTATTAAAACTCTGTATTATCAGTTTAGTCAAAGTAGTGCTCAAAGTTTTGTAAGAAATATTCTAGAATGTGCTTCTTGCAGTGGGTAATTAGGGAGTAAGCCCTAGGCTAAACTTTTTATATAAAATAATCCTCACTACATTGTGAGGATTTTTTTTATGCTTTTAAAATAAAATATATATATCTTTGCATTAAATTAAGAAATTGTAATATGAAATTAACATTATTAGCTATAGTTGTTTTATTATTATTAAGTTTAATCTCAAAGGAAGATTGTCCTTGTAATAGAGTGCATCACCCCAAAAGACTGGTAGTATTAGAATCATCTAAAACATTACAAGGTAGAGTTGAAAAAGTCGAGTCTGATATTGATGGTGACATACATATAAGATTAAAGATAGGGGATGGCTCATTATTGGTAAAAAACAACTATAAAGATGAAAATGGATGTATGGTTGGGGAAATTGTATGTGCTGTACCATCAGTATTTCCAATCTGTTGGTTTTATAAAAATAAAATAACTATACCTAAAGAAGGTGATAGTATTGAAATAGAAGGACCTTATGTTTTTGATAAAACTCATGGTATTACAGAAATACACCCAATAATGAATTTAAAAATTAAATAAATTAAACAATATGACATCACAAGAACAATTAGAATTATTAGAAAAATTAGACGCTAAAACTTTGAATATAATTATGTTGAAAGCAAACGACTATGCATCAGAAGACGTACTCTCTAACTTTAAAATAGTGAGTAATGTTGTTAAAACTATGGGTGTAGATATTTCAGCCCCAGAAGGTTACGCTACACTAATGGTGGTATTAAAGTTTGTTAGAATTTGGAATCTAAAAAAAGAAGGAAAAAATATTATGAATGAATCTCTATTAGATTCTTACGAAGACGCTATAAACTATCTTAAACTAGCATATTGCTGTGAAGTAGAAAACAATAACAGTAAGTATATTAAAGCTAATTAATTATGAACCAGGAGAAGAGCTCTTTACAAACTATGCTGAGTTTGATGATTGCTTTGATGACTATAAAGATGAGTATTATTAATTCAGTAAAATATTTATAAATTTAAAAATATTGACAAATAAACGAACCTATTTAGAATTTTTAACATTTATTTAGAGAGATAAACACTAACTTTGCAAAAAATTAATCATAATGGACCCAAAAGACAAAGCGAAAGATTTAGTAGATAAAATGTTAAATTGTTATCAGGGTCACATTGACGAATACACTGCCAAACAATGTGCTTTGATAACAGTTATTGAAATATTAGATGTTTGCAAAATCTATTTATCATCATATTATTTAGAAGTTAAAAAAGAAATCGAAAAATGAAACAAGTCACAGCAGTAGAATGGTTCTTTAGTGAACTTGAAAGAATGCAATACTTTATTGGTAATGATATGTTACAAGCATTAAAACAAGCCAAAGAAATGGAAAAAGAGCAGATGATAAAATTCCATAAATGGATGTTAGAAAACGATACAGAACAAAATGCAGAGAAGTACTTTCACTTTACAAATAGTGATATGTTAAATGAATATTACAAACAAGACTAATATGAAACAAACAGCAGTACAATGGTTAATTCATCAACTTATAACTGAAAATGAAGTTACGTTGAAAGGCGAGAACTATAAGCTATTTGAACTAGCCAAAGAAATGGAAAGGGAGCAGATAATCAAAGCATTCAATGAGGGAACGTTTGCCAATGATGAAAGGGTAAACGCAGAACAATACTTCAACGAAACTTATAAATCAGAATAATCATGAAAGGACAATATGTAATAATAGACCTACGAAACATGGAATTTATGAAAGATTATTGGGGGCATATAATACTCTACGACACAGAGAAAGAGGCTCGTGAAACCTGCGGAATGTATGAGTTTGAAAATGCTTGGGTCATGCAATTAATTTATAATCACATAGAAAAAGATTAATATGAAAAATATACATTTAATATCAACAGATAAGCCAAGTAGGATAGTAAAAAACACTAATAACCAAATAAAATTGACAATACAAACATTACCTAAAGATTTAGAACTAGGTTGTTATCCTCAATACATATACATCACTTCTGATAAAAAAATTAAAGAAGGAGATTGGCATTTTAATTTAGCTTTAAATTTAGTAGAAAAAACTACATCTTTTCATAATGGGCTTTTATGTGAAAAAATCATCCTAACAACAGACCAAGACCTAATAAAAGATAGCGTACAAGCTATTGATGATGAGTTTTTAGAATGGTTTGTTAAGAATCCAAGTTGTGAGTATGTTAAGACTGATTTAGTTCCTGTTAATGAGTTTGGTTCAGAAATTACAGTTAATAGTTATGGATTTGATAAGTTTAAATACAAAATCATCATTCCACAAGAAGAAACTAAACAAGAAAAACTTGAAGAGGCTGCTGAAAAGTATGTAGAAGAAGATAACAACAATAGGTACTATAATGATTTTATAGCAGGTGCTAAATGGCAATCTGAAAGAATGTATAGTGAGGAAGAAGTTGGTGAGTTAGTGTATAAGATTATGGGTGAGTATGCTAATAAAAAAAATATATTCTTTAAAGGTGATTTAATAAATAATTTGTTTGAACAATTTAAAAAGAAATAACATGAGTACAACCTTTGGAATACCAAAAGAACCTATTGATATAGAGCTAGGAGATGCAGATGGAATATACTACTACATAAATCCAGATATATTTGAGAAAGTATGGTTTAGAAGTTGCGGTAATAGTAGGTGGCTAAATGATTTAGCTAAATCTTTGCCTGACGAAACAAAAGTATATGCCTTAGATAACACTCAGCAGGGAGTATATACAATTGGAGATATTAAAGAACTAATAAAAACTAAATAATGGACTTAAAAATAAAAGAAATAATTGAGCAAATAAAATTACTTGATGAAAGTGATTTTTATAAAGTTAATAATGTAATAGATGAACAAGATTTACATCCTGAAACAAAAAAATTAGCAAACTCTAATAGACGTATAATGACCTTATTTACTCAGTTATATTGGCAGATAAGACAAGAAAAAAATAGGTTTATAAAATAGAATATAACGGTTGGGTGTATGAAAAGGTTTGCTTGTATAAATTTTCAAATTACCAATGAACTTTATAGCAAACTTTCTTATACACCTTGTTATACCACGTTTTTAAATTTAAAGTTATGAATAGAAATATAAGCGAAAGCCCTGAAAGATGGGTAATATTAAAACTACCAAACAACTACTATAAAGTTTTTGGAACTTGGGCTGGTGGCTATCTTGATGGTGATAGATGGAAATTAAACTCTGGAATTAATAAAGTAGAGCAAGACGAAGACTTCTATTATTTTATTGGGTTTAGCGGAAGTTGTTATAAGTGCCATAAGAAGGGATATGGAACAGCAACTTCTTATGGATTAGATATTTTAAATAAAATAATAGAACAAGGACAAGAAAAGATTGAAATAATGGAGGATATGGGTGATTGGGAAAATGTGGTATAACGTGTTGCAGCTATATTTAGTTGCGGACTTTGAAAACGAAAACTTTAAATAAAAATAGAATTATGTTAGAAAACGAAAACTTGAATGAAGCAGAAAAGCCGCAATTGAATATAGGTGCTGTTAGCGGTTCGTTGCCTTGTGGATGCTTGAAATGTTACCCAAATGTATTCCCTAATATGAGGTTTAATGTTTGCCCTATTTGTGGAAATAAAAGATGTCCACACGCAACAGACCATAATTACGAATGCACAAACTCAAATAATGTTGGGCAAACTGGTAGTGTGTATGGTGGCAATGACCGCTAACTCGCTGCTTTACGAACTTTTTGTAACACAAATAAATATGGATAAATAATAACAAAAAAACATGAAAAAATTAATTACATTATGCATGGTTATTATAGCCATGCAACTAAATTCTCAAATGGTTAAGACAACCCATGGTTGGAATTATTATTCAAAATCATACTTATTTAAAGAATATGGAGAAAAACCAATATATTTTTCAAGAGTATCAAAGTTGTCATATAATGAGAATGATAATGGATTAATGATAATATACACAGATGGCCAAACAGAGACTCTTTATTTAACTCAGGTTGAACCAATATTTACGTCAAATACTGACGCAGGACATAAGTATGATGTACATGAAATGTTAAATTATACAACATTTACTGGGTTATATCTTCAAATTATATTTGCTGAAAAAACAGTAATGAGATTGTTTTACCCAAATGGGTTTAGAGAATATTCATATTAACTTAACAAAAAATTAAACAAATGAAAGATTATTTAAAATTTAAATTAGAAGGTGCTGCAGAAGCAATTATAAATCTACATAAAGGATTAGACCCTAAATTAAATGTAAAAGCCTTTG